GGGCCGGGCCTGCCGTCGTCCAGGCGCTCGATGATCGAGGCGACTGTGAGGCGGCCGCGGAGTTCGCGACGGCATCGCGCCAGCGCCCCCACGATCTCAGCCGGGTTGAACGTGGACAGGTCGGCCAGCATAACGGCGACAGCAGACTCCGACAGGTCGGTGCTGGTGATCTCGGCGGTGACCTTCAACGCCCGCACGACATCGTTCTTCGTGACGACGTCCGTTTTCATCGGTCGCCCTCCGGGTCCAGAAACCGGTCGAACGCGCTGGCGCGAGTCTGCGTGCGATCGATCTGCAGCGCCTTGGTCGACGTCATTTCCCGCCCTGTCGCCCACTCGGTACGGAGCTTCTCGGCGTCGATCAGGAGGCAACCCGGCGAATGACCGCGCTCGACGTACCACCTCGCGTTGTGCTTGACGTAGAACGCGGCGACGTGCGGCGCGTCGTCCTTGCCGATGCGAGCTACGAGCGCGCGGAATTGCCCGTTCGACTTGGCGCTTGTCGGGAAGTCGGTGCCGTAGCGCTGGAAAAAGGCATCGCCGAATGCGCGCGCGACGAGCGCTGTTGCGGACGGCGCGCTGTTACGAGTTTTCGTGATGCTGGTTTGCTTTGCAGTAGAAGAGCCAACATCCACTACCCCTTTGGAGTCGGTGGTCGAGCGAAGCGACGCCACCGACGGTTTTCCACCCTGTTCCTGTTCCTGTTCCTGTTCCTGTTCCTGTTTCCTGTTCCCACGCGTTAGTAACCGTTTGTCACGCGTGACATGATTAGATTCAATGGGTTGCGGTGGGTTTGTGGGCCCGTGGGTTTTGCGGAACTTGCGTTGCCGTTGGGTCAGTTGGACCCGTTTGTGCAACATCCCGATGATGATGTCGGTTATGACACGGTGATAAAGGCGTCCGTCCTTGCATCGCCTCCAACCAGACAAAAGGTAGGACTTGTGTGCGGCAAAAACAGTCGGCTGCATGCCGATGGTGGCGGCGATCAGTTCGTCGTCGTCAGGCAGGGAGCCGCACGGCCGCTGCATCCACGACATCGTCCACAGCATCAACAACCACGGTCGCAAATCAGGCGGGGAGAGCACCCAAGTGCGCGACTGCATGATGCGCGGGACGTCGATCTCGAACTTGTACCCGTTCGACGACACGTCCTCTGGATACGGTGGATCTGCGAGAGGGACGCTCACATCGCGTAGTGCTGTCTGCATGTCACGTTTCCTATCCGTGGCGCGTTGTTGTTCGTCGTGGCGGCTGCGCCTCTACCACATCACGACGATTTCGACGCGCGGCTGCGCGCCGTAAACCTTGGACTTTGTGACGCGGCAAACCTGCGCGTCATCCCGGTACACCACGCCGTTCATTCCGTCCTTCACAGACTTTTCGAGGTTGTCGAGGTCTGGTTTCGTGATCGGGAGAACGTCGCCTGCGAGCGCCGCCTTTTGCTTCTTCTGCGACCACGATGGCGGAACGGATCGAACGAACAGCAAGGTGAGCGACACAGGAACGTCGCTGATTGGCTGCATCGATCCCCACTCACGGATCGCGTGCTCACGCACCGTGAACTCGTAACGTCGCGTCTTGTCCGGCGTCTTGATCCCCATGCGGTTGCCGAGGCGGACGATGCGTCCGCGGCCCTTGGCAATTGGATCGCCGGGAACAGTGATTCGCGCCTCGGGCATGCGGCCTATTCCCGGGACGACGCGCGTGAGGTAGAACCCGCCGGACGATGGGCTTGTGCCCGGCGCTTGGCCTCGGTGCGCAGACGGATCAACCGCGATCCGATGCTGTACGAGGGGTCAGCGCACCCGCGCGCGCCGCTTTGCAGTTGCGAGATGTAGGGTTGAGACGTCCTGCACCGGCGCGCAATCTCCCCCTGCGAGTATCCGCAGTCGGTGATGTCCGTGATGACGCGCTGCCAGTCCATGACCCCACACCTCTGTTAACAACAACCGCGCGAGTCTAATGCAATGACTATATGCCGAGCAATAGGAAAAGTTATCGACGAGCGTGGTACTTCTACTTCCGTGAGCACTTTCGGGGAGCGGATCAAGGAGGCGCGGCTGGCCAAAGGGTTCAGCCAGGCAGAGCTGGCGCGGCTCGTCGGGATGTCGCAGGCGACCGTGGCCCAGATGGAGCTCGGCCGCAACAACAGCAGCGGCAAGGTCGCCCTGCTTGCGGCGGTGCTCGACGTTGGGCCCGTATGGCTCACGTCCGGTCGCGGACCGCGCGAGGCAGGAGCGCCCACAGGCGAGCGCGCTGGCGTGCCGTTGTACGAGTGGGGCGACGTCCACCGGCTGGATGACGCCTCGCCCGTGGCGCACGTCACCACGTTCGTTCGCGTGTCGCCTGTCGCGTTCGCGTTGAAGGTTGTCGGCGACGCGATGGAGCCAGACCTGCCTCGAGGGTCGGTGGTGGTCGTGGATCCAAACGAGCAAGCGCAGTCCGGTCACTTCGTGGTGGTGGTGGCGAAGGACGGCGCGGCGATGTTGCGCCAGTACACAGTCGAGGGGTCGAGCGCCTTCCTGCGCCCATCGAACGGGCGATATCCCGTCGAGCGGATGCCGCCCGACTCCCGGATCGCCGGGCGCGTGGTCGCCCTCCAAGCCGCCCTGTAAACCCTTGAATCTCCGGCGGTATTCGCTCGGGTTGGACGAGTGTAGTCCCACTTGCCTAGACCCATAACAATGGCTATCATTCGCGGTAAGCACTGATAGCTGACTAACGCCCACGACACCTTGGAGTGATCCCGCGAAGGCGGCGGGACGCGAAGAGCGGAGCAGGGGCTGCAACGCCGATCCGGATCGGCGAGCGAGCGAAGGTGTCGACGATGAGGCAAGCCGGGTTGACCCGACCCATGCGCGCACGCAACGACACGCGCCTTGCACGCCACGCGACGTCTGTTTCCGCCGCGACGTGCAACGAATGACAGGGTGAAGGCCTGCCGCCGTTGATTCCGGTCTTGAATGGGCGTTGCAAGCGTCGAAGCGAACTCGCTGACACTGATGCTCGCGTCCATCGTTGTGAAGTGCGAAACGTTCAGCGCGTTCTAGAGCGCGCTGCGCGGATCGCATTCCGCGATCCAATCCCCACACGGATAGGAGAAACCAAAATGTCGAAGAAAACTGCCTCACCCGAATTGAGCGACGACCAGTTGATCGCCGCTGCGATGAACGTCCTCGAGCGCCGCGTGCAGTATGGCGAGGCGTTGAGTTCGCCGAACGCGGTCCGCGACTACCTGCGGATGCGGCTCGCCACACTTCCCCACGAGGTCTTCGTGGTGATCTTCCTCAACTCACAGAACCACGTCATCGCCTGCGAAGAAATGTTCCGCGGGACGTTGACGCAGACCAGCGTGTATCCGCGCGAGATCGTGAAGGCGGCGCTGATGCACAACGCGGCCTCTGTGATCTTCGCGCACAACCATCCGAGCGGAGTGCCGGAGCCGTCGCGCGCTGATGAGCTGCTGACGTCGAGCTTGAAGATGGCGCTGTCTCTCGTGGACGTGCGCACGCTGGATCACTTCGTCGTAGGTGGGACCAAGGTGACGTCGTTCGCCGAGCGGGGCCTGATATGAGCCAGAGCGACGAGGGATACACCAGACCCGAACACAAGGTCTCGGCGGCGCGCACGACCGACCCGTTCGACAAGATGTTGTCGAGCTTGATCGGCTTACCGAACGGGGCGCACACGAAGCCTGCTGTGGTGCAAGACATCGACTTCTACGGTCACACGCGGACGTACATCGTGCAGACCGTGCGAACCGATGAGAGCGTGACTGCGTTCATCACACAAGTCAGCGCCGACGGCGCGCAACGCACGATCCTGCCGAGCGCCGTGCTATCGGTCATTGACCGGCAGCGCGAGAGCATCACGACCAAGCTGCGCCGCAGGAACGGCAAGCGCATCGCCGAAGAGCGCAAGCTCGCTGGCGTCGAGCCCGGTTTCCTGAAGAAGCGCAAGACGTAACCACAGCCCGCAACACACGGCCGCGTGACAGGCGGCCGGATGGTGCGAAGGCTGCACCCGCCCACGCCCGCAGCGACATCGCGGGCTTTTGTTTTTCCAACGATAGGAGTAACACCATGAAGGTAGGACGCAATCTGGTGGAACTGGCAACCGAACTCCAACGCCGCGCGGACGCGAAGCGCGACATCAACACGCCGGTCACCAAGCTCGGTATGGAAGTGATCGACGACGAGCCGAACATCGTCGTGGCGGACAAGGCGGCGATGCCGCTGACTACCATCGCGCACGATCAGCTCGCGACGTACCTCGACATCCCGCGCGACTACTACAAGCGGATGCAGGCGAACGACCCGAAGCTGCTCTCGGACAACGTCAACCGCTGGATGCGGGAGCACCACGAGGAGCGCCGCTTGGTCCGGGCGCTAGATGGCAAGGTGCGCGCGTTCCTGTCGGACCGTTACCGCTGCATCGAGAACGAGGACATTGCCGACGCGGTGCTGCCGATCCTGATGGACATGGATCTGCTGATCTGCTCGTGCGAGGTCACCGAGCGCCGCCTGTACATCAAGGCGATCGACAAGCGCGTGGCGCTCGACGTTCCCACGGGTCGCCTCATGGGTGACGGGTCCCACGTGTTCTTCGACACGGTGTCGCCCGCGATCTCGGTGATGAACAGCGAGGTGGGCTTCGGCCGCTTCTCCATCGAGTCGGGAGTGTTCACGAAAATCTGCACGAACCTCGCGATGATCGGCGCGCACATGAAGCGCCGTCACGTCGGGTCGCGGTCGGACTACGGCGACGAGGTGTACGAAATGCTGTCCGACGAGACGAAGCGCAAGACCGACGAGGTGCTGTTCGCGCAGGTTCGCGACGTCGTGCGCGGTGCGTTCGACGAGGCGAAGTTCAAGGCGCTGACCACGAAGCTGGGTGAGGCGTCGAAGGACAAGCTGCCCGCGACCGTAGTCGAGGAGGTTGTGGAGCGCGTCGGGCGCAAGAACGCGGTCAGCGAAGGGCACCGCAAGTCGATCTTGGCCCGACTGATCGAGGGGGCGGACCTCACGCGCTACGGCCTGCACGCGGCGATCACGCGCGCGGCGCAGGACGCGGATGACTATGACACGGCGTCCGACCTCGAGCGGCTTGGCGGCGAGATCATCGAGCTTCCCCGCAACGAGTGGGCGACGTTGATCAAGGTCGCCGCGTAGGTTCGGCAAAAAGAAAAGGCCCGGCGCATCGCAGCGTCGGGCCTTTGAACGTTGAAGTGAATCCAACGGATAGGAGAACGCAGAATGTCACACCAAGAGTCGGCTGTCAAATCAGCCACAAGGAGTACCAGCGACACCTTCGCGGGAGTGGAGCGTCGGAAGTGTCCCGTCTGCCTCGGCAGAGGCAACGTCGCATACGGCGACCACACTCTCCACCGCTGCCGTCTGTGCGTGGGGTTGGGCTACGTCGTCCACGAGCGCGAGGTGACGGCATGAGCGCGCTGATCGAGGAGTTCACCACGCTCGTGAACCAGCACGACCTCACGTTCGAGTATTCGGACGACAGCCGCGCGTGGCGTCGCGGCAAAGAACAGTTGAAGGCGATCCGCGATCTAGCAGCGAAGCTGCCTCCCGGCGTCGCCGCGCCGATCTGGAACGCGATGGTCGACAGGAGTGTGGTCGCGGAGTACCGCGCCGAGCACTACTGGATCGAGCAGCCGGTGTCGCCATGAGGGACATCCTGACCTTCGTGCGCGACTTCCAGATCGCGATGCTGCGCGGGCGGGCGCTCCACTTGCGCGCGCTCGCGGCGGACTACGACAGCCAAGCCGCGCACTGCCGACGCGACGCCACACAAGCGGAAGCGAAGGTGGTGCAGATGGAGGTTCGTCGTCTGCTCACACGCCAAGCGCTGCGCGAGCTATGAGCGCGCGCCGCGTCGTCACATGGGCCGCAGTCGCGGCCCTTATTGTTTTCGGACTCTGGATCACCGGAGCCGAAGTCAGCGACGAGGAGATTCGGCTCGATCCTCCGAGCGCAGTTCAACGGGCCACAACGCGATAAGGAGAACGATGTCATGGCAGCAAAGCTGAAACCCACTCCCGCTGCACCCACTCAACAAACCTCGACGCCCGCGCAGAGCCTTGCGGACATCGTGGGGGCGAAGAAGGTGCGCACTCCCAAGCCGCCCAAGACGTTCGCGGTGACCGACGACAACGGCGGATACACGCTCGTCCGCGCGACGAATTCGAGCAAGGCGAAGCTGTACGTCGCCTCGTCGATGTTGCGCGCGGCGCTCGCGACGCACGACCAGATTTACGAGGCCGGGCGGGCGGGCATCGAGATCCACGACGCCGTTGGCATTTCGATTCGCTGACCGGAGGCCACCCATGCCCCTCGATGCGGTTCGCTTGGAGCAGCGCAGAGAGGGGCTGGGCGGCAGCGATGTCGCCGCAGCCCTTGGCCTGTCTCCGTGGAAAACACCCTATCAACTGTGGCGCGAGAAGCGAGGCCTCGACAAGGACGAAAGGGACGGCCCGCGCCTGCGCCTCGGCAAGAAGCTGGAGGACGTGATCGCGAACGAGTTCGCGGAAGCGAGCCAGTTGCGGTTGCAGCGTGTGAACACCATGCTGCGCTCGCAAGAGTTCCCGTGGATGGTGGCGAACATCGACCGCGCGGTGGTCAACACGTCCATCGCCGGCCGCGTGTCGTGGGCGGGCGGTCGTCTGACTACCGACGCGATCCTCGAAGCGAAGCTCGTGTCCACGTGGGCGTCCCATCAATGGGGTGAGGAGGGCACCGATGAAGTGCCGCTGTACTACCTCACGCAAGGCGTTCACTACCTGATCGTGACCGGCGTCGAAGTGTGCCACTTCGCTGCCTTCGTCGACGGGAACACGAAGCGATACAAGCTCGTGCGCGACCCGGAGCTCATCGAAATGGTGATCGAGGGCGAGCGCGAGTTCATGCGCATGGTGGAGAGCGGCACAGAGCCGCCAATGACCACACCGGACGACGTTGCGATCCGGTACTTCAAGGACGCCGGGTCCTCGGTGGAGGCCACGCCCGAGATCGCCCAGCAGGTCTTGGATCACGCGGCGTGGCGGGCGAAGCTGGACGAGGCGCAGTCTCACCTCGACGCCATCAAGCTCGAGATCAAGAAGTACATGGGCGAGGCCGCAATCCTCACCTACGGCGGCAAGCCGGTCGTGACGTGGAAGTCTCCGAAGGCGTCGAACAGGTTCGACCTCGATGCGTTCAAGGACGCCCATCCGTCGCTGGTGGCCGAGTTCACACGCGAGGTCAGCAACTCGCGGCGCATGCTGTTCAAGTAGTCCAACCGGATAGGAGAACAACCAGATGAACCAAGTGATCGATGAAGAAGGTGTGGTCACCGAGACCACGACCGCGCTGGCCACTATGGACGCGGAAGCGTCTGTCGTGGCGCTGCTCAACAAGTCCGAGATCGACCAGCAGGTTGCGACCGCGCACCGCTATCCGCGGAACGTGCGGGCGTTCCGCAACGAAGTGCTGACGATGGCCACGCTGAACGAGTCGGTGGCGGAGGAGTGCACCTACGCTCTCCCGCGCGCAGGCAAGACAATCGTGGGGCCGAGTGCGCGCTTCGCCGAGATCGTGCTGTCGTCGTGGGGCAATTGCCGCGCCGGCGCGCGCGTCGTGGACGACAAGGGCCAGTTCGTTGTGGCCCAAGGTGCCTTCATGGACCTGCAGAAGAACGTCGCGATCACCTACGAGGTGCAGCGGCGGATCGTTGGCGCGGACGGCCGCCGGTTCTCGTCGGACATGATTGTGGTCACGTCGAACGCGGCATGCTCCATCGCGCTGCGCAACGCGATCCTGAAAGGGGTCCCGAAGGCGTTCTGGTCCGACCTGTGGGATCAGTCCAGGCAGGTGGCGGTGGGAGACGCGACGACGCTCGCCAACCGCCGCGCCAAGGCGTTGGAGAAGCTGGGGAAGATGGGCGCGACCGAGGAAATGATCCTGCGCAAGCTCGGTCGCCCGTCGGTCGACGACATCACGGTGGACGACATGACCATCCTGCTCGGGTGCTTCACCGCGTTGAAGGAAGGTGACACCACGGTGGACGAGCTGTTCGCGGAAGCGACCGCGGCCGCCACGACGACGGGCGGGGCCGATGCGTTGAAGGCCAAGCTCGCGGAGAGGAAGTCCAAGGGCACCAACGGTGGCACGGGTGACGCCACGCCCGGTCCCACGAAGGACTCGTTGATCGTGTCGGCACAGAAGGCCAGCACGCGCGACGAGCTGACGCTGCTGGCGGCCTTGGCGCGCGGACTCGCGGAGGGCGAGCGCAAGGAAGTGGGCGCCGCGATCGATGCGCGAATCGCGGCCTTCGACGCGGCGGAACGCACTAAGAAGTAGGTCGCTGTAAAGCGGCGCGAGTCTGCGCCGCTGCTTTCGTAGTGGGGTTCGGCGGCGGCGCTCTGGTTGTGAGTGCCGCCGCCTTTTTTTACACCGGATAGGAGACCACACAATGATGAACAACGTGGCGCGCGCCGAGGACGTCGTGACCGACCTTCGCGCACGCGGTATGTACTGGAACGTCCGCCTTGCGCGGCCGATGCCGATCAACTGCGCCACGCTCCCGCGAAGCGATCTGGGCCTCACGCGACGCCAAGCGGAAGTGCTGCGCCTGACGCTGGATGGGGAGCCGAACAAGGCGATCTCGCGCATCCTCGAAATCTCGGAAGGAACGGTCAAGGTTCACATCGCCTCGCTGTTCAAGCGATTCGCGGTGCGCAATCGCGCCGCGCTGAACCGCGTGATCGCGGAGCGGGTTGGCATGCCCACCCTGTCGTCGTTCGTCGATCTCCCGGAGGGCGAGTAAATGACCTCCGACTGCATCGAACACGCCATCAACAAGGCGTACGACGAGCACTCCAGATTGATCGCCAACCTGAACCGGCTACGCGAGGCAGAGGAGTGCGTGCGCGCAGGCGTGGCGCGATTCGGCGGCTCGACGGCGGTTGTGTGTGTGCCGGGGTTCGGAGTGTTTGTCGAGTGGAAGTTTGACCTCGATGACTTCCGCGAGTCTGCGTCGCTGATCCAGTTCATCGAAGACTGGACTCCTTTGGGGTTGCAGTGCGTCCGGACAAGTGATTGGGCGATTCTCGGCCAGCGCGACTACCAGTTCGCACACTCCAAAACAGCAGACAGGATCATCAACCTGTCATGCAGCCTCAAATCCGGCTCCGCGTGCAAGAGGGTGATCAAAGGCTACTCACAACCGGAGCCGATCTACGGGTTCGAATGTCCGGAGCTGCCAGCATGAGAACCCCTCACGATTGGAGCGAATCGCTTCTTGCAATCCAGCTCGCTACGCGCCGTCTCGATGAAGCGTGCTCCCAAAAAGATTGGGAGTTCGCTCGCGAGCAATGTGGCGCGATGCTGAAAGCGCTGCGCGGGCTTCTCGCGTGGCTTGTTCGCCAACGATAGGAGACGTTCACACAATGACAAGCAAACTGACATCGCGGTGGGAGGACATCAACCCTACGACCGCCGCGCAGTATCTGGAGTCGATGGAAGGCAACCGCGCTGTAAGGCAGTCCCGTGTGGACTTCTACGCAGCGCAGATGCGCGCAGGGCTGTGGCGCGAGACTCACCAAGGGATCGCGTTCGACCATCAACTGCACATGATCGACGGCCAGCACCGCATGTGGGCCATCGTCGAGAGCGGGTGCACCATTCGCATTATGGTGACGCGAGGAGTCAACGCAGAGGACGTGGTGGTGGTGGACTCGAACTTGCCGCGTAACTTCTCCGACGTGGCGCACTACGCAGGCTGGACGACGACCAATTCCACGGCGGCGGCAATCGCGAAGATCATCGCCATCGGCGTCACGTCCAGAAACATGATGGTGCCTCACGAGATCACGCATCAGTGGTACGAGCACTTTGCCGAGGCGGTGGACTTCGCCGTCAAGGTGTTGAACGTGACTCGCGGTGTTGGTACCAAGTGCATCCCGGTGTCGGTGGCGTCGGTGTTTGGCCGCGCGTGGTACACGCAAGACCGCGCGGCCCTGTGGCGCATGGCCGAGATTCTGAAAAGCGGCTGCATCGAGCGCGAGGCGGACCGTGCCGCCATATCGTTGCGCGACGCTTGGATCACGAAGCGGCTCGGCACGACGGACTCCGACAGGTACAACAAGACGCAGGCCGCGATCCGCGCGTTCATGGAGCGCCGTCCGATCCGCAACCTGCAGGCCGCTGAACTCGAGCTGTTCGCGGTGCCGCCCCTCCCGCCTGCGCTGCGCTTCAAGCCGGGCGCTGGCGGCGGTCGGCCGACCAAGGCGAAGCAGGCCGCGTAGACGTTCTTCGTCCGCAACCACAGGCCGCCCAGCGCGCAGTCGCTTGGGCGGCCTTTCTTTTCAGGAGACACCAGCATGGAAACCGATGCGAGCGGCGCGATCTTCTCGCCGTGCATGCGCTACCGCTTTCAGTTGTGGCGTTGCTGGAACCTGTCCGCGATGCCGGTCTGCTTTCTGATGTTGAACCCGAGCACCGCAGACGAGGTTGACAACGACCCCACGGTGGAGCGCTGCGAACGCCGTGCTCGCATGTGGGGTTACGGCGGCCTGTTCGTCACCAACCTGTTCGCGCTTCGCTCCACCGATCCGCGCGCGCTGTACTCGGCAACGGACCCGGTGGGAGACGGGAACGACGAAATGATCGTTCACACGGCCGCGAGGTCGTCGCTCGTAGTGTGCGCGTGGGGAAAGCACGGCGCGCACATGGAACGTGGCCTGCGTGTCTTGCGCATGCTCCACCAGAACAACGTGAAGCCGCACGCATTGGCGATGAACGTCGACAGGTCGCCAGCGCACCCGCTTTACCTCCCGTACACCTTTCAACCTTTCGAAATGGAGAAGACGCTATGGCTGCAGTAGACACGAAGAAGCCCAAGGCCCCTGTGGTGGTGATCAAGGCCCCAAGCATGCAGACGGCGGTGTTCAACCTGCGCGGGACCGCGCCGTATGTGCAAGCGCGATTCACCGCGAAGGCGATGCAGGCAATGATGTCAAAGATGCAGCAGGACAGCGCGGCATCGCGCGGGAAGAAGAAGCGCGAAGCGCGTGACTTTGACGCCGACTTCCACAACGCAATGCACGTCAGCGCGGACGGCTGGTGCGGGATTCCGGCGGGCGCATTCCGGCAAGCAATGGTCTCGGCGTGCCGTCTCGTTGGATTCCAGATGACGCTCGCAAAGCTGTCTCTCTTCATAGCGGCAGACGGGATCGACAAGGTGGATGGCGTACCACTGGTAAAGATAGTCGGAACGCCAGAGCGCATCGACATGGCGGTTCGCAATAAGGCGCGCACGCCGGACATTCGCGTTCGCCCCATGTGGCGCGAGTGGAGTGCGCGTGTCGTGGTGTCGTACGACGCCGATCAGTTCTCCCGCGAAGACGTTGCCAACCTGATGCTGCGCGTCGGCTTGCAGGTCGGCATCGGTGAGGGTCGCCCAGATAGCCGCGATTCGACGGGCTTGGGATGGGGGACGTTCGAACTCGTCTAGGCAGGCACGGCACGGCGGGCCCGGCACGGCACGGCACGGCGGGGCGAGGCAAGGCATGGCAGGCGAGGCAGGGCGTGGCAGGGCAGGGCAGGGCGGGGCAAGGCATGGCATGGCAGGCACGGCACGGCGGGGCCCGGCACGGCACGGCACGGCGGGGCGAGGCAAGCGCATGGCAGGCGTGGCATGGCGGGGCGCGGCATGGCTCGGCTCGGCGGGGCAAGGCACGGCAAGGCAGGCATGGCAAGGCAGGCAAAACTTTCACAGGAGCAATTCGATGAACAAGAAGGTCAGTAAGGAAGTGATCGAAGAGTTGCAGCGCATCGGCGCGGCGGAAGGATTGAAAGCGAGCAACGTAGTGAAGTCCGCTCGCTCGAAGTCGTCGCCGCTACATGCGCAATTCGAGTGGGACGACACCAAGGCGGGGCACGAATACCGCCTGCAACAAGCGCGCGGGCTGATCCGCATCGCGGTGCCGTGTATCAACGGGAAGTCCGATCCGTGGGTGCATGTGCCTGCGATGGCGTCGAAGAACAATCACGAGCGCGAAGGCACTTACTATCCAATGAGTGTCGTTGTCGCGAACGAAGATTGGTTCGCGCGGGCGATGCATGAGCTTGTGGGAAAGGTCCGCGCCGCGCAGTCGTCGGCGGAGTCGTTGCGCGATGCCGCGACATCGCACGACGATCCGAGCAACGAACGCATGGCGAAGATCGCACTCGCAATCACCGCGCTGCAAACGGCGGGAGCAGCCGTCTCCGCAATCCACTGATCGTGTCGCCTGTAAGTGTTGCCGAAGCGCGCAAGCGCCTCGGCATCAGCGACACGGGAGTCCGCCGCTTGCTTGCGTCCGGTGCTTTGCGTTACTTTCGCCCCTCGCCTGGGCGCGTCGCGATCATCGCGGCGAGCCTCGATCAATACGTCGAAGAAAAGATCGCGGGGGCAGCATGGCAGTCCGTCAAGACGGCGGTCAGCACGTCGTCGAGTTTCAGCTTCGCGGAATCCGCGTTCATCGCCGCTGCCCGAAAGGCACGACACGTCGGCAGGCGGAAGCGCTAGAAGCGAAGCTGCGCAACGAGATTTTCGATCAGGCCGACCTCGGTCGCCTTCCGGTTGTACCGCTTCCTGCCGCCATCCAAATATGGCTGCGGGAGTCGGTCGCCGGAAGGAAGGCCGAGAAGGCCACGCGCTCGCACGCGCTGGCACTCGGCGAGCATGTGGAAGGCAAGACCGTAAGCGACATCACCAAGGTGGCGGACAGCTATCGCGCTGTCGACCTCGCCGCCGCGACGATCAACCGCAGGCTATGTGTCCTCAAAGCGGTTTCCAAATTCGCCCATCGAAAAGGATGGATACGCGAGAACCTGTCGTCGCAGATACCCCTTCTTCCTGAACACAACGCAAGGCACGTCTACCTCACCCCGGAACAGGTCACGCGGCTCTTGGCCGCATACGACGACGAGCGCGCGCGCGCGTTCGCGGCGGTGGCGATCTACACCGGGATGCGCCGGTCGGAGATTCTTCGGCTGCAACGCTCCCAGATCGGACGCGACGTGATCGACATCGGGATCAACACCAAGACCGGCGCGCCGCGCAGGATCCCGATCATCCCGCTGCTCGAGCCGTACCTCGTGCACGTCCCGTTCTCCGGTTCCCCGCACCCGTTGATCGGCGCGTTCGAAAAGGCGCGGGCGCGCGCAGGCCTCCGGCACGTCCGGCTCCACGACCTGCGGCACACGACGGCCTCGTTGCTTGCCATCGCGGGCGTCGACCTGCTGACCATCGGCCGCATCCTTGGGCACTCGTCCACGCAGACCACGGCGCGCTACTCCCACCTGTCGGACGCGGCGCTGCGCAACGCGATGGGGGCCTTGCAGGGAGCCTTCAAGGACGAGTGACCGCCGGGCGGGCGCTGGTGGGGCGCTGGTGGGGGCCGGTGGGGCGCGTGGTGCAGGTGGTGGGGCGAGGAACGGCCCGCCGGACCGCCACAAGACCCGGCCGGGATCGAAGCAGGCGGCGGGATACGGGGCTACAGAGGGTCGGGGTAGCCTGGAACGCCCAAGTCGGCTCCTGCGTCGATTTTGGCCGGTTTCCGGGGATTTCGGACTTTTAATCCGTTGGTCACTGGTTCAAATCCAGTACGGCCTACCACTCTATGGATCGAACGATCGTTCCACGTGAAACAGCGGGCGCTGGTGGGATCGTGGTGCGCATATCGCCGTTGCTATTGACGTGGAGGGGCGACCCGCGAACGGATCGCCCGACCCACGATGCGCGCCCAAGGAGGAGGAGTCTAGCGGCCCTGTCGCGCATTGCCCGCTGTTGTTCCCGTCACCTGCGGGCTGGACGTGGCAGCGCAACGCAAGCGCGCTCCCGGACGCGATGCCTGACCGTCATGTGGGGATACCGCTTGGCGTAGCCGGCCGTGACGAACCGGCCGGTGACGGCGCTGCGGTAGTTGAACCGGGCCTTCACGCCAGCCCCGCCATCCGCTTGGTCTGCTCCACGGACCACGCGGCCAGCTGCGGGAACGACGGCGGCGGCACGATGTGGCCGGTGCCGTCGTCGCGGATGCCGGAAGCGTGCATCAGCGCCGAGAGCTCGTGCTTGGCCGACAGCGGACCCCATCGCGCGTGATCGCGCAGCACGGTGTCGATGCCGATCCCCACGAGCAGCGCCTCGAGGTCGGCCGCCGACATCGTGCGCACGTCGGTCGCGCCCTCCCAGAGCCGCGATTGATCCTCGCCGGGACCGGACGGCTTCGAGAGGCCGTAGGCGTCCGGGTTAGCGAACGCATCGGCGTTGATCGGCCAGTCGGTAGCGGGCACGCCGGTCTGCGACGGCAGCACCGACGCGCCTCCCATCGCCAGCGCGCCCGCGACCTCGGGACGGCCGCCGGTGTACGGGCAGGTGCGCTGGTAGTAGGCGATGAAACCCTCGCCCTCGCCCGGCATTGGCAGCACGTGCCCGGTGCGCGGCAGGGTGACGGTCGGGCCGACATCCGGCACCGGCAGGTTCGACTTCGGAATGGTGCTGTCGACCGCACCGGCCTCGCGCGCCGCGAGTGCGAATGCCTGCGCTACGGCGAGCAGGATGGCGGGTGTGACGCCATCGGGAATGCGAACACGGATTTCGCTCATTGCTTGGCTCCTAGTTGTTGACGCGACGTGTCAACGACGCCGCCGGCTGTGCTGGCGGCCTCGCTGGTGAAGAGGATTCCGAAAATCGCCCTGAACGGCGACTGCGCCATCGATGCGATCGCGTTGACCGCGAGCGTGGCGATGGTGGCGACGAAGGCGTCGATACGGCCGTCGCCTTGGAACGCCTGCACCCAGACGATCGCGAGCGAGACGAGCATCGCGAGGCCGATCAGGATCATGGCCCCGAAGATCATCCACGCGATGGCGCGCGGGGTGATCAGCGCCGGGTTCTTTCGGATCACGGCGTCGTTGGTATCGCCCCGCGAGTCGGTGCGCGCCTGCGCCTCGTATGCGGCTTGACGCTCGATGATGGGTGACACGACCGCGAGGTAGGCCGCGATGTCGGGCTGCGCCGCGAGCGCCGCGTTGGCGCGTGCTGCCGCGTCCGCGTCGGCGGCGATCTTTTCGGCCGCCTCCTGCGCGTTGATCGAATCGGTCGCACGGACGGCCGTGTCGACGACGACCTGCGCGAGCTTGACGTTGCGCTCCGATATCTCGCCGCGCGGGCCGAAGATGGTGGACACGACGGGCAACGCGCCCGCCAGCAGTTTGAGAATGACAGGGATCAGCGGTGCCATAGGTTTCCTCTCTGGCGTGGGTTGCGGGAGTGGCGGGGTGACGCGCTCCTCGATGGGCGCGGCGGGTTGAGTTTCTGGGGCAGGCGCTTCCGCGCCGTCGAACACGTTGCCGGGGAGCAGGCCCTTGGCGAGCTTCTTCGCGACGTGCGCTGCGGCCTCGCTCTTGGAGACAGCGCCGTCGTTGTTGAGATCGAGGCCGCGGTTCGCGAGGTAGGCGCGCGAGCCGGGACCGAAGATGATCGCGTCGTCAGATAGGCCGACCGCCTTCGGCCACAGGATCGCCATGTACACGTCGGCCAGCGTGCGCAGGCGGCCGCGGTAGGGCTCGAAATACTCGGCCACCACGTCGAGCTGCTCGACCGGCGTCATCGACATCAGCCGCTCGCGCGTGTAGCCGTGCTCAACCGCCCACGAGTCGGGGCCGGTCATGAACTGGATCAGGCCGGTGGCGCTGCTGTTCGGGTTGCGCACCGAGGGCGAGAACGTCTCGCCCGTCTCGAATGCCATGCAGGCCATCAGGTGCGACGGATCGCATCCGATGTTCGTCGCGACCGCCACCGCCTTCTGGCGGAATGACGCATCGACGCGAGCGCCCCAAGCGAGTCTCATGCTTGCGTCCTTTCAACGATCGACCTGCACTCGCGCGCGAGCGTCCCGTCAGCATCGAGGATCAACCACAACGGGAACAGCGGCAGCGTGCGCTCGTCGCGGGCCGTTGCCCGCCCGCGCTGCTCGACGCGCACGAAGAAGCGCGCCCTCGCCCTCTCGCTCGTTGTGTATCGGCGCGTGGTCATATCAGGTTGCACTCCGCCCTGACCTTCGCGTCGAGCTTCTCGCGCAGCACCGCGATTTCGAGATCCCGCTGCTTCATCGCCGCGACGAGGCGGGCCTGCGCTTCGGCGTTGAGGACCAGATGCGGCTCGCCATCCAGCGTGATGACGTAGCCCAGCGCCGCCGCCCGCGCCGGACGCGCCGTCGCAATCGCGAGCAGCACGACCAGCAGCGACCCCGCGACGCACGCGAGCACGACCAGCGCGCCGACCTTGGCCTGATGCGGGGTCACTTTTCACTCCCGGCCGCGACAGACTTCCAGAATGCGGTGATCGCCGCGTCGAGGCCTCCGCCGAGGATCACCACCTTCGCGAACACGAACGCGCCGACGATCCAGAGCCAGTTTTTCAGCGCGAACGTGCCAGCCTTGCCGATCCATCCGAGAACGCGCAAGCCGGTCTTCAGCGCATCCCATGCCTCGGCTATCGGCGCGAGCTGCGCCTCGATCTTCTGGGTGCGCGCGTCCACGCTCGCGGTCAGCATCGTGTTCGTAGCGAGCCCCGCCTGCACTTCCGCGATGGCGCGGCCGCCATCATCGAGCCGCGCATCCACGCCCGCGCGCCACTTCGCAAGGTCGTCCGGACCGTGTCGGCGGTCCACGCCGTTCCATTCGCGCGCGGCCATCAGCCCTGCTCCATGCGGTCGGTGAGCAGCAGGATGTCGGTCGCCTGAATAGCCGTCGTCGCGCCCGCGATCAGGTTGTAGACGGTCTGCCCCAGACCCGCAGGCACGCCAAGCTCGGCCTCGAGCTGGTCCCACGTCGCGCCGTCGCCGGTGTCGAGCACCATCGACTCGACCGCGCGCTTCAATCGCACCGCCTTGCTGCGCGCCTCGATCAACTCGTCGCAGAGCTCCGCGAGCATCTTCCCGTGCGCGGTCGCCGGGTTGCAGGTGATCCGACTACTCATAACCTTCCCTTTCCAAGAGCGCTGCCACCGCGTCGTCGGGTGAGAGCTTGTTGAACTGGCGCGCCGCGCGTGCGAGGCCGTGCGCGGCGTAGTCCTGGCCGGTCGGGATCGGCGCGACAATCATGGGCAGCGGCGCGTTGCCTGACGCGAGCCACGCCAGGTAGGCAGGCCAGCGCACCGTGTCGTCCGCGGTGAACTCGGCACCGTCGATCTCATCGCGCACACCGCGCGCGAGCAGGCGATACCGGGGCGGCGGGGGCGCTTCTTCGCTCATCCGACCGTCCCTTTGACCTGGCTACCGTTCAACCCGCCGAGGAACGTGATCCCGTTGCTGTTCGTTCGCACCGCGTACCCAGCCGCGCCGACGTTGGTGTTGCCGAAGCCCGCGCCGTTGAGCGTCGCGTTGCCGCCCGGATCGCCCCACGCGCCGCCGCCCCCACCGTCGCCGCCGCGGTTGCCGTAGAACGAGTTGTCGCCGCCGTAGCCGCCCGCACCGCTCGACGTGCGCGATCCGGCCGCGCCGTCCGTGCCGGCCGCGCCATAGTTGGTGTCGCCCGCGCTGTAGCCGCCGCCCGGGTTGCCCTGTCCGCCGCCCGCGCCGCCGCCGCCCGCGCCCGCGATCGATGGCGGGTTGGTCGGACCCATCGAGAGGCCGAACGCACCACCGCCACCACCGCCGCGGATGTAGCCGTTCGTGTTGTCGATGGTGAGCGCGTAGGAGAGCGAGATCGCGTCGCCGCCATCGCCGTCGAAGCCGTTGCCGCCAAAGCCCTCGATGTAGCCGTTGTTGATGAGCTTCAACGTGGTCGTCGCCGCCCATCCGCTCCCGGTCACCATCGCCTGCCCGCTGCCACTGCCCACGCCACCGGACGCGCTGACGATGATCCCGCTGTTCACGGTGACGACGACATCGCATGCGTAGGCAGGCGATCCCGCCGCCGTGCGAATGTTGTACGCGCTCGTGTTCGCGCTGATCGTCAGGATGATGAGCGGCTTCCCGCCGCCGAGCAGCTTCATCAGCGCGAATCCTTCGACGCCATGAATCCGTGGATCGTCGTGCCGCCGTCCCGCGTGTAGAACTGGAGGATGTCGCGGCCGCTCGACGTGAGTGTCGGCGCGGTGCCGTTCGCCCACTTGGTCCCGCTCGGATACGTCCAGGTGCGCAGACCGCCGTTCGTCACGTCCAAGATGATCGAAGCGGCGATGCCGCTGGGAGGCATGTTGGAGAAGGTGAGCGTCGCCGCGCCGCTGCCGCTCGCGGTGAAGTCATGTGAGCCGCCCGCCGACCAGTCGATGGTCGCGCCGCCAGAGAACGAGACGGCGACGTGCACTTCGCGCGCCTGCTTGAACGTGCCGATGGCGCGAGTCGTTCCGCCGATGGTCGTGTTGTCGATGTTGCCGCCGGTGATCGCCACGCTCGCCGCGCTCTGCGTGCTCATGGTGCCGAGGCCATGCACCGCGGTTCCAGTCGCGGCCGCGTGCGCGTTGTACGACGTGCGCAGCGATTTCAGCTTGCCGATCCACTCCCAGAGCCACGACAGCACACCCGAGTTGTTGCCGCCGGTCGCGTTGTTCGACCCGTCGTAGGTGCACGTCTCGGTGGCAATCGCGTCGTAGCTGCTGCCGCTGTTTGACGAGTATTCCCACACGACCTGCGTCACGAAGCCCGCCGAGTAGGTGTACGTCCCGCGCAGGCGCTCGGTGCCGTTGCTCCACAGGCGGATGCTCGGCTCCTCGGCGGTGCCGCCAGAGACGGAGAGCGTCCACCCGTTGATGCGGCCGATGATCACGCCGTCGCGCAGCGCAACGAGGTTGACGCGCGACGTATCGACGATGTTCTGGCGCGTCTGCGAGATCGCCGGGTTGGTCGCGACGAAGGGGTTGTAGGGCATGGTTCAGGCTCCCGTCCAGCGACAGCGAACGTCGCCCGCTTGGCGCGCCGCCGAGTTGTTGAAGAGGTACACGTCGAATCCGTTGAGCGGGCGGTAGTCCACCGTCCCGGCTGCGGTGTAGTCGTTGGCGTTACCGCTGCTGTCGAGCAGGTTGCCGTCCACCTTCAGGTACACCTTCAGATTCGAATCGGTTGCGACGCGCGTCTTGTAGTTGTTGGCGATCTCGGTCGGCGTGCGGACCACGTTCCACACGCGAAGCTCGTAGAGCTTCCCGCTTAGAAAGTTGAACGTGTTCGCGGTGCCGCCGACGGTCCACACGCGCGCGGTCGATGTCGAGGCGGCCGATGCGAACGTGCACGTGCCGACGAGCACGGCGTCGTAATAAAGCGAACAGGCCGAGCCGTTCATCGCCACCGCGATGTGGGTCCACTGCCCTTGCGGCGGGGGCCTCGTGGCGACCCCGCTCAAAAAGAACTGGACCGAGCCGGTGACGCTGCCCTCCATGTAGACGATGCCGTCGGTCGGGCTCGTAGTGTTGTGATAGAAGACGAGGCGGTGCGCGCCCGGATTGCTGTCGCTTTCGATGCACCACGGAATGTTGAAGACCGCCGAGCCGACGACTTCGATCTTCATCCAGCACTCGACGGTGACCGTCGACGACATCACCAGCGACGCGCGCGTCCCGCGACCGACCGGGCCTGCGCCGGTGCCGAACCGGCCAACCTTGACGCCGCCTGCGATTCCCTTCGGACCCACTTCGATCTGGTCCGGCACCGCGAACCACGCATTCGGTGTGCCGGCGGGCGTCACTTGCAGGTCGATCACCTTCGCGTAGAGACCGGCCAAGACGGCGGTCTGGATGCCGCTCGCCGCGCACGTGATCGTCTGCGCCTCGACGCGCGGAGTGACGAGCACGTCGCCGCGCATCGTGGTGAGGTTCACCGACATGCTGCCGCCCTGCGCCTCGTATCCGTACTTGAAGAAGCGCGCGCTGGCGACGACGGTCGGCTGCTGGTACGTCGTCCACGACACGGCGTCGAGCGAGAGCCGGATCAGCGGACCGACCGCGCCAGAGAGCGACGTCGGATCGCCGCCGCTCACGGTGAACGTGCCGTTGATCACCTGCCCGAGATCGATGGTCTGCGCCAATGTCTCTGACCACGAGCGCCAGATCGCGGAGGGCGTCACCGTGCCGTTGCTCGCGCCCGTGCCGCTGTCCGTGTACGTCGTGGACGTGCTGCCTTCGCCGTTCGCCGCGCCCTGCCAGCAGCCCACCATGCCGCCGATGCTCGTGGGATCGCTGTCGTACTGCATCGAGATCAGGCGATTCGCGTCCGACAGGGCGGTGTTCCAGAGCTTGACGCGCAGGATCAGCCCGTCGAAGGCAAAGACTGCGCCCGTGCGGATGCCGCCGATCCACCGCTGGTTGGTGTTGTTGGCGTAGGTGAACGACGTGGAAGGCCCGGTCGAGTAGGTGACTTCCTTCCCGTTGATATACAGCTGGTGATTCGTGTTCGACGTGACCTTCGCGGCAACGTGCGACCACTTGAACAGGGGCAGCGTCTCCACGCTCCGCGACAAGAACGTGCCCGCGCCGGTGATGAGCAGAGTGCCGTCAGTGACGCGCAAATCCCACCCACCGGCATCGTTGTTGGTGCGAGCGGAGAACACGGAACGCCCGGTCGCGTCGTTCGACAGCGGATAGACCCATGCCTCGATATAGAAGGTGTTGCCCACGTTGTGCGAGGCCACGTATGGGACCGTGACGTAGCGCGGCACGCTCGGCGAGAACAGAAGGCCCTGCCGGTGCGGCTGCGTGCCTACCGTCGATGCAGGCACCGTGCCGTCGTCCCACAGCCCCGACGTGTTCAGTTGCGTGGAGTGGCCGTAGCCGATCGCGTCGCCCCAATCCGTGGTGGCAATGCGGTTGCCGGCGATCAAGTTCTCGGTCATCGCCAGCGCTTCGACGTTCTGGTTCAGGTAGGTGTAGGCGCTGAACGCCGCCGCGTCCACGCTCACCGTCACGTCCACGAAGGCCGCGTTCGCCGAGTAGTTGCCGACGCTATCCAGTGCCTTCACGAAGAAGCGGTAGGTGCCGCTCGGGAAGCCGGGCGTGCCATACGACAGCGCCGACACGCGATCCACGCGCGAGGCCACGTCCCAATTGCTCGACACCGCACCGTAGCGAATCTCGTAGCGGATGGTGTCGAGCGTGAGATCGATTGCCGCCGCCCACGAGAGGAACACCCGGCCGCCGGCCTCGAAACCCACCAGCGACGACACGTCGCCCGGCGGGAGATACTTGCCCTGCGGGATAAGGTTCACCGACGCGATGGGACCGACCGCGCCAACCGTGCTCACGATTGCCACACGCACGATGTACGGCACCAATTCTTTCAGCGGCGGGCTGACCACCGGGCGCGAACTCGAGTCGCTCGTGTGCACGAGCACCGCAGGCACCACCGAGTTGTCTAGGATCTGAACCCGATACGAGCGGATGAACGCCAACGGGAACGTGGCCGGGTCGGCCCAATCGAAGCGGATGCGCGAGACGTAGAGGCCGTCCTTGGTCTGCACCACGTCCTCGGTCGCCGCAAGCCCGGCGAGCTGCGGCGGATTCGCGGGATTCGGGAGCACCGTGTCAACGAGCGTCGGTCCCGTCTCCACGACCGTCGAGTAGATGCCGGGGTCGAACTCCGTGCACGAGAGCCGCCAGCGGCCCGGCGCAATCGGCTCGCTGCGCATCACGCGGAACGGCTTGCCGGTGGGATAGCCGGTGACCGGACCGAAGCCGATGGGATGGTTCACCGCAACGAGATCACCGACGCGGATGTTGGCCGCCTCATCGAAGGCGACGAAGCTGATCAGCGTGTCGATCAGCGTGGACTCGTTGAGCTTTTCAATGGCGCAGCGGTTGGCCTCGCTGTAGCGCGTGAGGCCCGTCTTGGAAATGCGTTGCATGCGCCGCGGAACGCTGCCGCCGAGAACGCCCGGCAGGTATTGCGTTACGGTGTCGTCGCGCCAAGGAGTCGTGGCGACGTTGGTGTACGTCACCTCCACGCACGTGGGCTGGTCGCGCGCGCCGCGCTTGGAGACGCGCATCGAATCGGCCACGATGGAACCAGAGTCGAACGTCGCCGCCACGCCGTCGTTCGCGTCACGGATCAGAACGTAGGTGTTGCCCTCGCGCACCGCCCAGCAGTGCGCGTAGTCGCAGAGCACGAGCAGCCATTCCTCGCACTTGCGCGACGAGTCGAGAAGCATCCCGAACTCGTGGCGCGCTTCTGTGGCTCCACCAGACCCGATCACCTCGGCGTTGCGCTCGTAGAGCAGCAAGGCGGTGCGCAGGTCCACGCGACGCGACATCCCATATCCCGCGCTGCGGATCAGGTCGGCCACCGCATAGGCCGGTGAGACCGAATAGGCGAGCATGCCGGTGTTGATGACGGCGCTCGATTGCAGCGTCCACGTCTCCGCGGCATCCCCGACCCACGACGCGAGACCAGCAGTCTGGTTCCACGGAAGGAAGTCCAGCACTCGCTTCGTGGGAGTGTCGAGGCGCACGAACCAGACCTTGCCGGCCAGGAGCGCCCCAGCCGCATCATTGCCGATGCGCGTCTCGTAGGTGGAGGCGAAGATCGTTGCGACCGTGGCCGCAGTTTGCGTGGTCCCGAGCTGCGTGTAGGCGATTCCGTCGGTGCTCGTGAAGAACTTGGCGGTGCTGTTCGCCCCGTTGTTCTTCACGAACTCGACCTTGATCCACGCGCGCGTGCCGTCCGCGATACCTGTGGCCGCGCTCGACGTATAGGTGTTGAACGCGGTCCCGTTGCCGGAGATCAGCAATTCGAGAGCGCCGCCGGTCAGCACGCGCAGCGCGTAGGCGCGCAAGTTGCCGGTCGGCTGCCACTTCGAGACAAGCGTCGCCACCGCGGCAGGGGTCCAATCGTTGAGCGAGACGCAGGCCTCGATCTCAAAGTCCTCGTTGACGCGCGTATTCGTGGTGTCGGGCGTGCTGGCGAATTGCGACGAGCCGTTCAATTGCACATAGGCCAGATGCGCCTGATTCACCCTCTGGCCGCGTATCACCGCGGAGCATCGCGGGAAGCCGGTTACAGCGGCCGACGACGAGACGTTGACGACCGAGTAGGCGACCCCGCGCAGGTTGTCCGCGTAAGTCTTGCCCTGCGCCGCGAAGGCTGCGACAAGCGTAGCGTCGGCGTTCTGGGTGCTGGTGCCAAGGTAGCTCGTGACGGTCACGCCTGCGGGGATCGCCGCATCGTTGATCTGCACCGACTCCACCGCATCGATCTCGCCGAGCGCCCACACGCACAGCAGCACCAGATTGCCGTTGTACGTCAGCACGGTCGGTATCCTTGCGCCGACCCGCCGCTTGCCGTAGCAGACAGGGACCAGCGAGCCATCCCCCGCCACGGTCTGCTGCTGCGGCCCGGAACTCGATGCTGTCTTGGCCAGCGTGGCCGACTGCGCCGCGAGCAATTCGCCGACGTTGACGATGCGCAGCGTCGTGGCTGGTGGCGTGATAACCGGTGGCGGCGCGTTGGTCCGGCCCGAGTTGGTCACGGGAGGCGGCGGCCGCTTGTTCGGGATCGGGAATCCGCCTCGACCGCCGGTCGAATTCGGAATCACGGGCCGCGTGGTGCGCTTCATATCTGCAAGAGCTCCACTTCGACCTCGGTAAGCACCGAGCCGTGGGTGTACTGCGGCGGGCGTCCGAACACGCACGAGTAGGTGACGCCATCCGGAGGCCACGTCATCGTGAGCACCAGCAGGCGGTTCGCGTTGTAGAACGTTTCCAGCGTCCCGCGATCCGTGAGATTCAGCAGGTGCCGGATGATGAAGGTCCGCTTCTTCGCGGTGAAGAACGCGCGCGCACGCACCGAGCCGTTCACGGCCCGATCCGCGGAGAGGTCATCGACCCACTTCTCCTGCGATCCCTTGCGCATGGGGAGGGACGGATAACTAGCCACGCTCCGGCTCCAATTGGAAAACCTCGCCGTTCCATGACACGAGCGTGCCGCGCGGCGCGATCCAGTTGAAGCCGCTCTCGCGCGTGATGTACGAGCGCGGCGCAAAGAGCGTGGAGCCGCCGCCCTGCATGATGGTGATGCTCACGCGCCCCGTTGTTGGATCGATCTCCGCGTCGTCACCCACGCCTTCGAAGAGGTACAGCGGATCGAACAGGCCCGGCGTCTCGCCATAGAACGGCCACACGCGCACGGCGCGATCCGCGACGCCCTGTTGCAGCACCAGCGTCGCCAGCGCGAGCGTGGGGTCATCGAATACCAGCGTGCCCGCGAGCGTCGCCTGCGCGCCATCGGAGACGAGCCCTTCCGTGCGCAGCCCGTACTCGATGAAGACCTTGCCATCCCATGTCACGTCGCCTCGGCTCGACACGCGGAACGGCGACGGGAAATCGATCTCGACCAGCAGCCCCGGCGACGTGATCGTCTTGGCCGCTTCGGTGGTGAACCCGGTGGAGAGCTTCCTCATCCGTTCACCAATTCGTAGCCGGAGGCATCGACCTTGATCGTGATGTTGGCCAGGCGATCCGCCGCCGCCGCGATGGTTGCCGCCGCCTGTTGCATGGCTCCGGCAGCCGCGCTCTGCGTTCCTGCCGCGTCCTGCATCACAGCCGCCGCACCATCGAGCACGCCCTGCACCGCCGCAAAGGGGTTCGCCGTGTCGTCGGCGATGGCCTGCGCGATAGACGAGAGCCGGTCGTTGGTGAGCCGGTCAAGCTCGTTCAGGCTTTCGAGGAACAGTTGCTTGCTCGACAACTGCTCATCCGGGGAGAGCACGCCGAACGCCGCCAGCATGTACTCGTTGATCTTGGAGGCGTACTCGGCGACCAGCGCGGGATCGTCCGTCTGGCCGATCTTCGTGAACAGGTCCGCGGCGCGCTGCTGGTAGAACGAATACTTTTCGTCGTCGCTCAACCCGGCCAACTCGATCTGCTCGCGCGAGTCGGCGAACAGCGCCGACAATTCCTTCTGCAACTGCTTGATGCCGATCAGCGCCTGCACGGTGGCCTCGCGATAGGCCATCGTGGCGCTGGCAAGCGCCTCCGCCGACGCCGCCGTGCCGTCGTACTCGGCCGCGAGCTTCTCCACGTTGGCGCCCTGATCCCGCAGCACTTCCGTGAGCGATCGCCCGGCCTGATCCCATCGCTCGGTCGCGGCCGCCACTACATCGCCATCCAGCGCGTCCATGAGCGTTTTCATGGCCCCGCCAAGCTTCAACACGTCATCGATCTGCGCCTCGGTGGCCGACTCGGCGAGCAGCCCATTGAGCGCGCCCGCCACCGCCGCCGGAAGATCGGATGCCTGCAACGCCGCCAGCAGCGCGCGCTTGCTTTCGAGGGTCAATCGCTCTTGCAGCGCCGCCTCGTCCTTGCCGAGGTCGCCGAGCGCGGCATCGTAGACCTGACGCCCGTTCACGAACGCGCCCGCATGCAGGCGATTCGGCGCGCTGCCCTGCGGGTCGGTATCGAATCCAAGCGCGAAGCCCGCGCTCCCGCTGCCGCCGAGCGCCGACACGAGCTTGGTGTACGACTGCGACGTGGCATTCACGATGCTCTGCACGTCGCTGTCCTTCTGGTTCGGCGTGAACCAGCGACCCGTCGAGTCCGTGCGGCCGATGCCAGCAATGTCGCCTATCGACGCGAAGCCGCCGGTCTTGGGACCGCCGCCCTTCTTGAAGGCCCCGAGAGCACCCGCCAGCGCCACCGCCACGCCGATCATCGGCAGCACCGCACCGAGGGTCGATCCAAGCCCGGTCAGCGCCACGCCGCCAGCGGCATCGAGTCCGGCCGACGACAGCCCCAGAGCCTGGCCGATGCCGCCCGTCGCGAAGCTGTTGAGCGCGCCACCCGCGCCGAAGATGCCGCCGCCGGCCAGATTGCCAAGGCCGGAGAGGCTCGACAGCACGTTGAGGCCGCCGCCACCGCCACCGGTGCCGCCGAAGATGCTCCCGAGCAGTCCGCCGCCGTTCCCGCCGTTGATCGATCCGGCTACCGCGTTGGTGATCCCGCCGGCCAGCGGCGACACCACGGCCGCGATGATCGGCCGCACCACGAAGTTTCCGAAAATCTGGGTGAGCGCCGAGCGCAGGTACTTCGCCGCGTTCTGCATGTCGAAGAACGCGCTGGTCATCGCGTCGGTGATCGTGCTCGCGATCTCGTTGTAGGCCGCGATCCACGCATCCTTCTGCGCCTGCATGGCATTCGCCATCGCCGCCGCCGCATCGCGGTTGTTGAAGGCCTCGTTGATCCGCGAGACCATCGCGAGGTATTCCTCCTCGGTCTTGATGAGGCCCTCGCTGCGGGCCTTGTCGAGTTCCTTCAACGCGATCTGCCGCTCGCGCTGTTCGTTGGTCAACCCGATGGACCGCGCCTCGAAGTTCAGCCGGTCAACAAGTTCGTCGGTGGCCTGCGCCACATCGCGAACGGCGCGCTCCCATTGCTCCTGCTCCCGCGCGCGCTCGGCCGCCATGCGCGCCGCGGACCGGGCCGCTTCCTCCATCGAGTCGGTCTGCTTCTCGACCGACGCCACATAGGCGTAGTTGGCCTCGATGGCGCTCTTCTGTTCGGCGGTGTACTTCTTCCAGCGGTCGCTCTCCATCAGCGCCGCCAGCGCCTTCTCGGCTTTGGTGATCTTGTCGGTACGGAAGAACTCCTGCTGCTCGAGCTCCGCCGCCGCGAGCGCCTTGCCTACGTCCTCGATGGCCTTGCGGTAGTCGTCGACCTCCTTCTTCGCCTTGCCGTCCTTGCCAAGGTCGATGTTCAGCCCCGGCTTGCGCCCGGCGATGCGATCGTTCTGGTCCGCGTTGTTGGCCGCGATCAGCCGGTTGGCCTCCTGCCGCTCCAGAAATTTCAGGTACTCGATCTTCTTCTGAATCTGCGCGATCGCGTTGTTGTTGATCTCGATCTCGCGCGCGGCATACTTCTCGCCCTGCGCCATCAGGTCGTCGTTAGCTTCCTTCAACTTCTCGATATCAGCGGTGTACTTGGTGATGCCATCACGCGGTTTCTCGAACCAGCCCGCCGAACTGAACAGGCTCATGGCTCCCCAGAAGTCGCCTGCGAGCCGGATGCCCTCGCGGAACGATTCCAGAAGATCGGCGACCGCCGGCACGATGGCGCCCAGAATCGAATCCCGCAGCGCTCCCCCTTCGATCTGTAGCCGCCGCCACTCCTCGCCGAGGCGCTTCGCCTGCGCCACCTGCTCGGCTGTCGTGGTGCCGAGCACGTCCGTCTTGGTGGCCAGGTCGTTCAGCAGCGGGATCATCTTCGCGCCCTCGCGGCCGAAGATCGCGTTGACCGCCTCCACTTTTCCCGCGCCGTCGGCGTATTCGTTCAGCCTCTTCGCCAGCTGCTCCAGCGCCTGCGCTGGGTCTTTCGTGGTGACGCCGAGCGCCGCCATCGCGCGCTGCGCCTTATTCGATTCCTCGTCGACCCCGTTCAGATTGGCCGCGACCCTCAACACCGCACGCTCGAACTGCTCGAAGCTGGTCCCGCCGACGAAGGCCACGTTCGCGAGCCGCGAGATCCGCTCGACCGACGCGCCGCTCGACTGCGACAGGCCCTCGATGGCATCGGCAGCGCGCAGGCCCGCGGTGGCCGCATTCGCCAGCGCCCGGACCGCATCCACCGCGAACGTGCCGATGGCCGCGCCGAGCGCAACAGCCTTGGTGCTGGCGACACCCATCGAGTCGCCCATGCGCTGCACGGGATCGGCACCCTTCCCCGCAGCGTTGGTCAGGCGCTCCAGCTCTTCGCGCGCGACGCGCACGTTGCCGACGAAGCCCGAGCCGTCCGCGGTGAGGCGAATCCCGAACGAGATGTCGCTCATTCGTCGTCGCCCTTGCTGCGCGCGTTCAGAAACGGTATCGCGCTCGCCTCCATCACCCGCAGGCCGATGAACACTTCCGCGCGCTCACGGCGCGGCACATCGAGCAGCGCCAGCACCGCCGGCACCGCCGTGTAGTCGATTCCCTGATAGACGAATCCCATGCCGCCGCCGATCACCCGCCACTGCGTCTGCAACGTCAAGAAGGCCGCGACAATCTGCGCGTTGTCCGGGTGAACCTCGAAGATGGCCGCCGCGGACTCTGCATCGACCTCGCGCTCGATCACTTCCTCGGGCGCTCCGAACGCCCGCAACTGCTCGGCCAGATGCTCGGGGTCGCCCTGCGGGCCGCGCGCCCAGAATTCGGCGACCTCCGCTAGTTTTTTTCCTTCGCCTTCGGCAGCGCGCGATAGAAGGCCGCAAGGATCGCGGGCGAGAGGCCGCGCTCGAACAGGCCATCCAGTCCGTCCTTGGTGAACGGAACCTCGCTGCCGTCCTCGTCCGCGACGCCGCGCCAGTCGGTCACGATCTCGCGCAGGAACGCGCGGTCGTCAGCGCCGCTGTCGCGCTGCTGCTCGGACAGCTCGCGGAGCGCGGTCACCGACATGCGCTTGAAGCGCAAATCGAACGCGCCTGGCACACGCTTCCCATCGTCCGTTTGAAGGTCGAACGTCACCCGCGCCCAGAACTCCGGGGACTGCGCTAGCTTGAACATTGAAACCCCTCCCTGCGTTGATCGCGCCGGCATCCGCCCGGCGCAGCGGATGGTGCCTACTTCGTGGTGATCCTGAACTCGTCGTTGCCGGTGTTCGGGTTGAGCGTCACATTGAAGGTGTAGGCCAGCGCGCCGGCATACTCGGCCTCGGCGATGTCCACCAGCTGCACCTTCGGCGCATCGAACTGCACGATCTGGCCGGTGACCGTGCCGTGGGTCAGCGTGAACACGCAGAGCGTCGCGTTCTGCACCAGCGTGAAGTAGTTCTTGGTGGCGATAGTCACCGCCTCGACCGTGATCGCGCCCTTCGGCTTGCGATCCACCGGCGCCAGCGTCTCGTTGTTCATCCAGATCGCGTGGCTGACCTCGGTCCCGATATCCACCGAGAACGCCGACACCTTGGCCGCGTAGCCGTCGAGCGTCAGAGTGCCCGTCCACGTCGGGATCGATGCGCGTGGCGTGTAGAACCCGGTGAAGTCGGGCGAGGCAGGCACGGCCGCGTCGGTCACGGCGGTGTACTTGCCCACGAAACGGAAGTGGTAATGCGGAATCTTCTTCGCGCCCATTTCGAGCGAGAGAGAGCCGTGCGCTCCGAGCAGCTTGTAGAGAACGCCGTCGCGGTAGCAGTAGATCGTGACGTACTCGAACGATCCCGAGACCGGCGAGTATTGGACGTCGGCCGCGATGGTCTGGCTGAACGAGCACGCGCGCAGCAGAGGCCCGTACTTGGTCGGCGTGGCCGCGGTGCCGCTGCCCGCGACTTCCACGTCGAACTCGATCACCGCTTCTTCCATGATCGGCAGCTGCTCGCTGTTGCCGAAGTAGGAGCGGATCAGCGCGCGGTCCTCGGACTCCACGCGCAGCGGGGTCACCTTCAGGTTCTTGACGAGGATCGCGTTGGCGGCCGCGGTCGGCACCGCATCGGTGAATTGCGTCGTCTCGATCTTGGCGAGGACGAGAAACTTGCGGGGCGAGGCCATCGTCTACTCCTGCGGTTCGGGGTTGGGGGGCAACGTCGGGCCTTCGACGCGCGACAGCGATCCGTCCTCGTTGCGAACGTAGCTGCCGCCCTCGGCCGGCGGGAAGAAGATCGTCTGCGGCTCGTCCTGGTCCTGCACGTCCGTCTCGATGTCGTCGGTCATGTCGCACTCCTGATGATGTACGTCGTGGTGAAGAAGTCCTGCCACCACAATGTCCCGTTGGTGAACGCCACCAACGAACCGTTGGCGTACTCGCAACCGTCGTCAGCACCATCCGGCCGCCAGTTGAGGAGTGCGTCGCGCACGGCGGCGCGCAGCGGCTCGAGCGACTCGACTGCGGCCGCACCTTCGTCGTCCGCGAGGTTGCGCGCGGCGATCAGCACGGCGAATCGCAGCGTCACCTTCTGCTGGACCAATTGCCCCATGAAGTTGTTTTCCTCGGCCGTGTCGGTGGCCGGGAGCACGAAGGCGGCGGGGAGGGCGGCAAGCGCGTTCGCCGCGCGCTCGAACTCGGCCGCGCCGCCCACGAGGCGAAACGACGGAACCTCGTCGACGAGGCGCGCCATGATCGAGTTGAGCTTCACGGCGACCCCGGCCGCAGGGCGCTGGAAATGATGCCCGCGATCTCCCGGCGGTCATCCGGACCCAGGCCAAGGAACGGACGCGCGGGGATGGTGACCGACTTCTTGCGCGCCCACCTGTCGCCGACCTTGAAGCGCAGCCACGGGGCGCTCTTCGCGTTGATCGTCGCGCCGAACTGATGGACCGCCGCCCATGCGTACGGGACGCCCACGGTCACGGACCAGCCGTCGGCGTTGTTCTCGACCCTGTGGCTCACCGCGTTCATCAGGTGGACGCCGGTGTTGCGAAGCGGCTGCCCACCGCGCAGCACGGCCGCCCAAGGCTCACCGTTCGGCCCCTTGCCGTCCACGAACCGCATCTTGGTGGAGGCAACCAGCGCTGCACCTACCGCGTCCAGCAGCGCGCGCGGCTTGTCGATTGCCTCGACGGCCTTGATGAGCCACGGCGTGGCCGAGTTGTCGGTGATCTGGATCTGGATCACGGCATCATGCTCAACGTGTCGTCGCTGAACACTTGGTCGGACGCCCGAACCGACACCGCGCCATTGGACCCGGCTGCGATAGCGCCATCGGCATCCGGGAGCGACGCCACTCCGCGCGCGACGTCCTTCAACTGCGACATCGCCGCGTCGTAATTCAACGTCACCACCGAGTCGGCCATCGCGCGATCCTTCCACAGGAACTTGCGCGCGATGTCCACTGCCCACTTGCGCACCATCGTCGGCGTCGTTGCCAACGGCGTGGCGTACCGCGTCGCCAAGTAGGCGTCGATCAGGCTCGTCGCCTCGTCGCACGCCTTCGTCACCTCTCCGGCGTCGATCCCGGCGGCGGCTGTCTGATCGGTCAGCTGCGAAAGCTCAACGACCCCGAATCGCTCGATGAGGTCTGCCTGCGAGCAATACGGGGTCGCCATGAGGGTGCCTCTTCTACGTCGTGGGTGTTAGCCCTCGCCGCCCGTTCCTTCGCCCTGGCCGTCGTCGCCGTCCGCCGTCTTACCAGCCGGCTCCACGATGGCCGCCACCGCGAGCAGCGGTGCCGCTTCCTTGGAGTCGAGCGTGATCGACTCTCCGATGTCGTAACGCCGGTCAGCCTCGACAGGCGCGAGCACGATGTACTTTCTCTTGGCCATGACCGTGGTCCTTCCTACGCGATGGCGTTCTGGAAGAAGTAGCCGAGGTCGTTGGCCGTGATCAGCTCGCGCACCGACTCGCCCACGCGGACGCGCGTGCCGCCGCGCATGCCGATGTCGCGGTCCTCGAAGGAACCGGCGATTCGGCCACCGAACTGCGCGGTGAAGCCGAACGTGGTCCCGCGCGATGCGTCCGCGAGAGTGTCGCGGTAGATGAACGAGGCATGCTTGCCCCACACGCGCGCCAGCGTTGCGGTCTGGCCCTTCTTCGCCGTGTTCACGAACGACTTGCCGACGTACAGCGCGTCGAGCTCGAACAGGGAGGCCAGCTGCTCGCGCGTCGCGATGCCAGCGTTCCCGCCGGGACCGTACACGGCCGCGAGAATCTTGGGGTGCTGGCGCAGCTTCGTCCACACCGCCTGGCCGATGACGCCGATGTTCGGACGCATGACGCAGATGTCGAGCGCCGCGAGGATCGCGTCGACCGGGTTGCTGTTGACGAAGTCCGACCACTGCGACACGCCCGAGAGCGTGGCCTGCTGGCCCGCCGCGTAGTTGGCCGCGGTGAAGGCCAGCGTGGCGGCGCGCTGCTCGCGGTCCAACTCGATCAGGTTGGACGCGAACATCGTCGCCTTCTGAACGGGATCGGACCCCGGCATGCCGCCGGCGTTCTCGATGTCCTCGTTCGGCACGCTGTCGTCCAGCGCGTAGTCGAAGCAGGACGACGAGACCTCGGTCGCCGTGAACTCGACCTGCGTCGGCGGCGAGCGGCGACCGACCTTGGTGTCCGGGATCGTGAACCCGTCCGCCAGCGCATGCCGGAAATACTTGAAGTCTTGCTTCGCCACCGGCACGCGCGGGAAAACGTTGTCCGCGATCATTTCGGTGTTCCGGTACATCAGCGCGATGGCGGTGAGGTCCGGTTGGATGGGAAACGGGGCGGGGGCGGGCATGGTTCAGTCCTTTCGGTTGCTCGGAAGTGGCGTTAGCCTTGGAACGTGGCCGGCGCGATCAGCACCGAGAACAGGTCGCCCGAGACGGCCGCTTCGAGCGCCCACCCGACGATTCCGTTGTTGGTACCGGCTGCAGGCGCAGCGACGACGCCTTGCCCGGTCGCATCCGAGGTGATGGGCGCGCCACGGGTGATGGTGCCGCCAGCCTTGATTTCGTACTGGCCGTTGTAGATGACGTCCACGCGCTCGCCGGTCGGCGTCGTGATGCTCTGCGCCGACACGCCGACGAAGCGGTCTGTCGCGGCCGCGCCGGGGATCACGGTCTGGTCGGCCGCGCCGATCTTGACGATCAGGTTGGGACCGACGCTCGCGCCTGCGAACATCGGCATGGATTCGGGATTGCGAATGCCGGGCATGGGTCGATCCTTTCAGTGAGCCGGTCGCGCAGTTACGCGGCGGCGGCGAATTGCTTCTTGACGTGCGCGATGGCGGTGGCCGGGTCGACGGTGACGTTGACCGCCTTCTGCTCCGCGATGTACTTGACCGCGGCCGCCTGGAACTCGGCCGCCGTCTTGGGCGCGGTCTCGTTCCCGTCGCCGCCGCTCGTGGCCTGCTCGGTGGTGAGGCTGCGGTCGAGCTTGGGCTTGAAGCTGGCGCGCAGGTCGCGGTCGACGGCGGTGAACGCCTCGTCGGACATTTCGACGTAGGCCTTGGCCGCGTCGTCGGTGTAATCGCGCTTCGTGGCGGCGAACAGCGCCTTCACGGCGGCGATGCGATCGGCCTTTGCCTTCGCCTCGAACTGCGCGCGCAGCGCGGCCGTGGCATCGTTCGCGGCCTTCAACTTGTCGTTGAGGTCGTTCACGATGCGGTCGTGCTCCGCGCGTTCGATTGTGCTCATGGGTTGCTCCTGTTGACGCGGCTGCGTAGAGCCGATGAAGGAAAAGACGCGCACGCCGGTCGTGTGATCGGCCCCGAGCGGGCAGAACGACACCTCACGGATGCGGTTGTCGCGAAAGACGGTCAGCGGGCCTTCCAGAGTGGCCCCGTTCAGGAGGACGCTGGAGCCCGGCTTCACTTCCTCGGTGCGGCCGGGGAAGATGCCGACGCTCATCTGCCACGGCATCCCGCGATCCGCCTTGGTGACGATGCTGCGGGCGTTGTCGTCGATGTCCGAGAACAGCTCGCCCGAGATTTCGATCTTCCCGTTGATCACCGCGGTCTTGATCACGCCCACGGGGGCCGTGTGCATGTACAGGGCGGGGGCGGGAGTCTCCAACTCGGTCGACTCGAGGTCGAACGCCACGCGGGTGAAGAAGGGATGGTCGGTGACGACGCCGCCACCGTAGGCGACACCCGAGAAGTGGCGCGCCCCTTCGCCCGGCTTGCCGAACTGCGTCGGCGCGAGGAAGGCTACCGGGCTAAGGTGCTTCGGATCCACGCGCCGGAATGTACCGGCGCGGGCGCATGGTGTTAATGCTGTAGGACTTCGGCGTGAACAGCCACGCCGGTCACTTCCCTTCCTTCTGGCGCTGTAGAAGCTCGGCGTAGATCGGATCGTGCTTCGCAATCCACTCGCGAGGCGTCATGCCGTGCTTCGCGACGAAGGCGTCGAACTGACGGTTGTCGAACCCGGCGATCTCGTCGTTGTACCGATCCTGCACTTCCGGGTGCGTGTGACCGGCTGGCTTGTTGTCGCTCATGGCGGCGAAAGAATGGCCCGGTTTCACCGGCGTGTCAAACGGGACCTCTTCCATGAACACCTTCGAAACCGTCTGCGTGTTGTCGTAGAACTCCACCTTGGTGACGCGGAACTTGGTGCCGGGCCGAAACAGCACTTCCTGCTCGTGGGCGTAGTAAGAGAGATTGTTCAGCGCGACCCCGGTCTCGGACTTGATCACGAATTGAACGCCGCCGAACCCGGCCTTGCTGGCCGTGCTCGTGAAGGCCTTGTACTCGACCACGTTTCCCGCGCGATGCGCAGCGAAGAACGCGGTGGTATCGTCAAACGTCTTGAACGAGTCCGCCGACGTGCCGCGATAGACCGTTCCCTTGAACTTGTCCATCAGCGACAGCGCGCGCTCGGCCGCGCTCGCAACCGGCCCCCACTTCTTCAGCAGGGCGTCGTCGCCACGAAGCGCCGCATTGATCTGTCGGTAGAACTTTCCCGTGTATCCCATCAGGGACACGGCGGACTCCTCCGCGATCCCGAGCGCGCGATGCTTGTCTCCGACGACCATCAGGATTTCGTCGTACTTGTGGGTCCCGTATGCCTTGCGCACCTCTTTCACGAGATTGGGAGGGGCATCATTGACCTCACGCTTCACAACCGCCTCCGCCACGGTCGACGTCTGCGTTTTCAGCGCATGGTTCAAATACTCCGACAGGGCCTGCTTTGCGCGGCGCGGATGATGGCCGAACCCGTTGTCCGGAAACACGTTCGGTTGTTGCTGCGTCCCGAGGCCGCGCGCTTTGGCCTGCGCTTCCGTCAACGAGATCAGCGTGCATCGGCAGTTGAATCCACACGGCGGCGACCACTGATTCCATATCGCGTCGTCTATGCGCGCGACGTAGCCGCTCATCGCCAAGTGTGATGGCCTCACACGGGCGTCGTCGATGGCCGAGTACATGAGGTAACCGCGGCGCATTCGGTTCTCTTCGAACTGTCGCCAGTGGCCCATCATGTAGGCGTTCTGGACGTGCGTGCGGTAGATGAGGTCCAGGCGCGCAGGCGACAGGCTCCAGTCCGTTTTCAGCGCCTGCTCGCGCCACTCCTTCATGGACATCCCAGACCGCATGGCCGAGTAGAGCGAGTCCATGACGGCAGTGATCTGCTCGAGCGACGCCAAGGTGCTGACGGTGAAGGCCGCGTGCCGGGCCTCGTCAGGGATGGACCCGTAATACTCCGATGGGAGCATGGGCACGAGACTGCGCACCTTCATCGCCGCCTCGGTGAACGGCAACCCCATCGACAGGCGGATCGGCCCGCGCATCAGGCATCGCGCACCGGGAGCACGCCCGCCAGCACCAGCTTGCGAACTGGCGTCGAGCCGGTCGTGTCCACGCGAACCTCAATGCGGTAGTCCGCGCCCGCGAGTCCGGCGCGCACCGGCTGCACGACCTTCTTGTTGCCCGAGACGACAGTCGCCGATCCGTTCAGCACGTTGGTCGGCGTGCCGTCCGCGACCTGGCTCCCGACGTCAACCGTGATCGCCACTACAGGCGAGCCAGTGATGGTGTCGCCCGCCAGCGCATCCGTGAAGTCGAAGAACAGGTTGACCTGCTCGTCCGGGTCTTTCGCGTCGAACACCTTGGTCGCCATACACAATCCTCCTAGTCGATCTCGCGCACGAGGTCGTCGTGGGCGACGGTTCCTTGCTGGTCGTCGTGGCGCTCGATCTCGCGCAACGGGGCACCGGATGCTGTCCACCGAGGATCCGCCGGTGCCTCGTTCCCTGCGCCGCCCCCGGTCGCGCTGCCGGGGATCAGCGAGGTGAGCACAGTGGCGATGAAGCCCTGCGCCTGCGATGCGGCCGCGACCGCCCCGGCGATGAACTGCGTCGCGACCACGATGGTGGCGCCGCTGGCGCTCGCGTTGCTGCTGCCCGAAGCGCTGCCGGCGAGCAGCGACACCGGAACCGTGATGGTAGCTGCGCCCGCCTGCGATGTCGCAGTTGCCGCGCCGCCGATCAGCGAGGCCGCGACAACGATCGTTGCGCCCGGCGCCGTTGCGTCGCCGCCGCCGCCTTGCAGGGCGAGAAGCAGCGACATGCGGCTCTACTCCCAATGCGCGTCGAACGTCACCAAGAACGTGACGGTGCCGGCGCTGGTCACGGTGCCGATGTTCTTCGCGCACACCGCCACGAACTCGCCCGGCTGCACGGTGATGGGCGAGGCGAATTGCATGCTGACGCCCTGCGCCGATCCCATGACGCCCACGGCCGCCCCAGCCACGATGCCAGACTCCACGCCGATGGGCACGCGCCGCGGTGCCTTGGTGGCCGCGCCCTCGGATGTCGCCATCGACAAGGCGGTGTGGCCGAATGCGAGTGAGTAGGCGTAGATGCAAGGCCCGCCGGTCAGCGCCGCCGACACCACGCTCATGATCTTGATGCCGGTGATGACCAGCGTCTTACCGGGATTCGCCGCCGTGCCCGCAGGCACCTGATAGCTGCACAGGATGCCGTCCGTGTTGGCCGTGAGCGTCGGTAGCGCGGTGAACTGCCCGCCGAGACCGGTGCCGAGCGCCGCCGTGGTGTTGGTCATCGCCGCGCCCGCGCCGGGGGCGAGCGAGTTGCTGTAGAGCGCGGTGCTGCCCATCGTCTGCCCGGCCTGCCCCTGCGCGCCCATGCCACCCACGCCCGCCATGACGGTCGGCCACGGCCGCGGCACGTTGATGTCGCGGATGAACAAGCGAACCTCGCCGACCTTCAACTGCTGCGCGAGCGACGTGCCGGCGCTGTTGTAGTTGCGGAAGGTGAGCGGCTGGTAGTACGACATGCACGGGCCGTTCTGACCCTGCGGGGTTACGATCCGCCCGCGCAGCACGTTGTTGACCCAGAACGTCGTCTCCTCCTGCTCCACGCGGATGCGGTAAGTCGTGTCCGCGCCGGTCGTGGGGACCGTGCCGAGGTCCGTCGTCGTCTCCGCGCCGTTGTAATTGATGACCCCGAGGAACGCGCCGCCGCTCGTGAATCGGAACAGCACGCCATCGGTAGGCGCTGCGGTGCCCGTTGCTTGGAACAACCCCATTTCGAGAACGTTGCTGGTCTGCAACGCGACCGTGAACACGGCGTCGAACTCGAAGGAGAGGCCCGCCCCGTTGTAGATGGGGAAGAACTTGTACGACGCCATGCGCGCGACGGCCGCCGACGCCACTGACGAGCCGCCGTTCAGCACGGCATAGCCGCCGGCGTAGGTCAGCGTCATGGTGGTCAGCACGTTCGCCCATACCGCGCTGTTCTGCGCGCCGTAGCTGAATCGGTCTTGGAACGAGAGGGAGTCCACGCCCACGCGCAGGCGCTTGTTGATCGAGACCTCCAGCGCGCGCATCACCTTGGTCGGGAGTCCGGATGCCCCGTCGTGCACCATCGTCGTCAGCGCGGCGAATCCCGCCTGCGCCTCCGATGCAGGCAGCACCGTCTTGATGTTCGAGTTGGCGTCGAGATTCGCGCCGCCTACAACTACGTCGAGAGCCATGATCGTCCCTTCCCTATGTCCAGACCCATCGCACCGCGACGCGGCCTTCGATCTTGTCGAGCGCGCGGCCGAAGATCGTGAATCCCACGCCTGCCGACACCGCGCCGCAGGTGATGCCGAGCATCGCCGCCAAGTAGCGGTGATCCGCGGCCGTGTGCTCCACCGTGGTGTCGTCGGCCATGATGAACGCCTCGACCACGCTGCTGCCGACGATAGCCGCCTGCCCGGTTACGGCAACCGACGCCTCGCTGCTGCCGGGCGCAGCACCGAAGTCAAGAGTGGCGGACCCGACCGGCATGTCATCAATTCTGGAATCGGAGCGTGCTCGCGTTCAGCGTGAACGTGCCGTTGGTCGTGGAGACATCCGCGCCGAAGTCCACGACCGCGATCAACTCGTCCGCGCTCGCCGCGCCGCCGCGTGACTTGTAATAGACCGCCTTGCGCGCGGTGATCGTGCTGCTCGCCCACGTCGTGCCGCCGAGAGACACATCGACGCGATCGTTCACATCGTCGCGCGTGACCGTCACCGTGACCGTGTTGCCGCCCGCCGTGTAGCCGGTGCCGCTGATCTCGTTGGTGACGTCGTTGCGGTAATCGTGAAGGTCCTTGTCCTCGCTGTAGGCGGATGTCGTCAGCAGCACCTTGAAGGTGTCGCTGTCGAAGTCCACGTTGCCTCGGGCGAACAGCTCGAGGCCGCGGTTGTAGGCAAGGGACGGCATTTACGAGTCCTCGCGCGCCGCGTGCGCGTAGCCCATGAAGTCCGCGACGTACAACGCGCCCGATAGCGCGTCCCGGAACTCGCCGACCGACCGCCCGGCGAACAGGGTCGCGAGCCGCTGGGCGAGGTCTTGCGGGGACTGCGCGCTGCGGATCGCGTCCTTGATTGCCTCGTCGGCAATCGGGGAGGATGCGCTCGGCAGCACGGCATCGAGAGCGTCTTCGATGGCCTGCTGGTTCGGCGTGAACTTCCGCGCGAACAGGATCGCCGCGTTGTTGACTCGTCTGCGCCCTTGTTGCGACGGCGCGCCGTTGTCGTTGGGCCCTTCGTCTTGGTCGACCACTTGCTCGTCCTCGTCCATGAAGCCGCCGTTAATCACCATGTCGCGTGCGGCCGACATCGCCTCCTCGTCCAAGTCACCCACTTCGTAGTCGTACATCCGCACGAAGTAGTCGGGCGTCAGCTTGATCCCCGCGCGAGACACAAGGACCGCATCACGCTCCGCGCGCTCCATTTCGAGGCCAGTCTCATCTTGGATAACGAAGCGCGGAGGCGACCCTTGGAATTCGTTGAGCGCCCACAGCACGTCGACGAGCTTCTGTCCCGTTGACGCGCACATGCGGCAATCGGCATTGCGCCGGTCAAGGCGCACTTCGTTGTGAATCTTGCCGAGGGCGAAGGATCCACTCTTGCCGCTCGACCCGCCGGCGTCGCTGGTCAGCGTCTGGCCGAGTATCAGGCGCTGGTACCTTGCGATCAGCAGGCGTTCGAACCTCTCGAACTGCTCACCAGTGCCCTGCGCGGCGACGATGTCGACCTTGTCTCCACTCCCGACCGCGATGGTCGCGCTGTTGACCGCGGCGGCGAGCGCCTTGCTCATGACGTCAGCGCCGCCTGCGGTCATGCCGATCACGAACGGGTTGCCGAAACGCTCCAACCACTTGACCCAGAACTTCCATCCGTTGGTGCGAAACAACCACGGCCAGTAGAGGCGAGAGAACATCGCCTCACCGTACGGGTTGCGGTAGGTCTGCGAGCGCGCCGTCAGGAAATACTTGCGCGGGTCGGTCGGCTGGCCCTGTGGATACTCGCGCGAACGCCACAGCACCGTGCCGTCGAGGCGCGGCACGAACCACTCGAACGGCTTCTCGGTGATCTCGCCGATGCAGATGCGCCCCTCGTTCTCCAAGAACACGGCTTCCTGCACGCTGTATCCGTAGGGAAGCGCCTCCATGCATGCGCGCAGAAACCGCTCGGCGTGCGGGCGGAACTGCTCCATGATGAACGCCATCGGCTCTTCTGGCGTGTCGGGCTGCTCCTCCAATCGCCATTCAGTGGACAGTAGCGCCTCCCGCCGCGTATCGAGCGCGGCGGTAATGTCGTCGTCGCCGGTGAGTGCCCGCAAGGCGGCGCGCGTAACGCCTGCCTTTTTCAACACTTCGTCCGGCTCCGCGACGGTCGTCACCCATTTGAGAAAGTCATCCGTGGCTTGTTCGACGAACAACGACGTGCGAGCGACCGGCGGCTGGTGGCCCGGCACAAGGAAGTGGGCGATGCGCTGCCGGACGCCTTCAAGGATCATCATGCGGGCCTCCAATCGCCGTGACGTCCGGGAGGCGACACGACGATGCTCGCCGTATCCTCCAGTGACGGCCGCTCGCCGCCGAGGACGACCGACTCGCCAAGGGCGGGCATCCCGGCGTGTGCGTTCCCGAGCGCGTCCACGAAGTCGTCGTGGTCGTCGTCCGGCCCGCCGGTGAAGGCGAGCAGCTCGTTCTCGAACTCGAGCGGGAGGTCGGGCGCGTGGAACACGAGGCGATGCTCGTACCGCGATGCCATCGGCAGGAACGCGGTCAGCTTGTCCTTGTCGCGATGGATGCCTTGCACGGGGAGTGTGGTGGTGCGCACGAGCTCTTGGACGACCGCGGCCTGAAACTGGTTGCTCTCCACCATGATCTTCACCGGTTTGAACTTCTCCGCCGCTCGCCGAATCTGCAACAGGATTTCGTTGAACGTGGCGCGGAAGCGAACAGCCCACAACACATAGAGCCTTCCCACCGCGTCTCGTGACAGCGCCACGAGCGCGGTGTAGTCGGCCTCCGTTTTCGTACTGATGGCGAGATCGGCCCCGAGGATTATGGGATAGGGAAGGTCTGGCGCGCCATGCTGTAGCCATTCGGCACGAACAAGCGCGCCGCCGAAGTCGACGTATTCGGCCAGGTACTCCTGACGGAAGATCAGCGCCGCCATGTCTTGCCGCGCCTCCTCCACCTCGTCCGGCTCGATGTACGGGTTCTGGGTCGTAGGTGCGTGGAACACGGCCCACGACTCCCGCTGCTTGGCGGTCTGCTCTAGCCGCCAGAAGTCGTTGCGCCCCTTGGGTGTGGTCGCGAACAGCGCGCCACCGCGATAGTCGGTGAGCGTCGGGCGGATGGCCTTCTGCCACTTGTCGAGCAGCTTGCGGACCATCGCCGCCTCGTCGACCACGATCTTGGCGTACTTACGGCCGCGCGCTGGATCCTCGCCGTCGCACGTCCACATTTCGACGCTTCCGCCGTTGGCAAGGTCGATCCGCCTTTCGACCTCGTCCTTCTTGGCGATGTACGGGGCGAGGCGCGTCTTCAGCTCGCGCCACGGGTCGGTAAGGTACTTGTAGTTTGGCGCGAACCACGCCACCGGGAACCCGGCCGCGAGGCCACGTCGACCGCGCCACAGGTAGTCTTGCGCGAGCTGGGTCTTGCCCCATCGCCGGCCGCACCGCAGGATGTTGAAGCGGCGCAGGTTGTCGAAGACGCGCTCCTGTCCCGGATGCGGGATGAGGCGGTAGGCCGGTATGTTCGACACGACCGAGGCCGCCCGGGGGTCAGTCGAAGTCGACGTCGGTCGGGTCGTCCGTCACCCACTCGAAGCGCATGACGCCGCCGCCTGATCCCGCTGCGCCCATCGGCCCGCCGACAGACGGAATGCCGAGGGCGATCCGGCCGACCGCTTGAATGTCTCGGAGCGCGCGCGCCAGCTTGATCATTACCGACGGATCGACGGACGGCATCGCGCCGTCGCCTCCCGGCGCGTTCATTTCGTTCATCTTCCGGACGATCATCGCCAGCTGCGTATCGGCGACGCGCATGACGCGGCTGTCGAATTCCGCTTGACGAGAGCCGAGCTTTTCTGCGCGTTTCGTGCGGCGCGTTTGGTCAACCTTTGTCTGATACTGGCGGCGAAGGTCTGTCCATCCGTCTTTTGAAGCCTGCATTCGCAGCGCGCTTCTGCCTGCGCCGTATTTGACGGCCAGATCATCGAGCGACGGCCAGTCGTGTCCGCCGTCGTTTGGGATGCCTTCGACGTAGTCCTTTTTGATGCGTGGCCAATCGTGCTTGGCTTTGCCCATTGAAACGATGCAACCAATAATTGCCGGGAGCCGTCCGGGCTACCGGGATATGGCCGAGCCCGTTTGAGCGCAGCCTGCGTCGAATCCGCCGGGAGGGCGACCCCTTGTCCGGTCAGCGGATGCCATAGGCCTTGTGCCCTTGCAGGCTGACCCGCCACCCACGATCCGCCGCCGCCTCGATGCACAGGGTCATCCCGTGCTTGGACTGAAAGACCGGCTGGAGCCAGACCGGCTTGGCAAGGACACGTTCCCGGTCATCGGCCTGCATGGCCGCGATCTCGGCGTCGAACGTGGTGATGTCGCGCTCGATGGCGACCGGGAGCTTTATCTCGTTCGCCCGCGACCACGCCATCGACAGCACCGGGAACCCGCCGGGCTTCTTGATCTTGGGGGACAGGGTGACCCACGCCTCGGCGGGGGCGCGTATCGGGAAGGTCCCACTGGTCTCGATCTGCACGCTGCGGCCGCACGCGAAGAGGGTGTCGCACAGGTCGGTCAGGTCGTACATGCACGGCTCCCCGCCTGTCAGGACGACGTGCCTGCTCGTGTGAGCCACGACCTCTGTGACGACCTCGTCGACGCTCATGTTCGCGTAGGTGGGCGACGGGTCCGCGGTCTTGGCGGTCAGCCGCGCGATGTCGATCACCTGCCTCTCGTCGGTGTTCCACGTGTGCTTGGTGTCGCACCACGCGCACCCGACCGGACATCCTTGCAGCCTCACGAACACGGACGGCTCGCCGGCGTGCTCGGCCTCGCCCTGCACGCTCTCGAATATCTCGTTTACCGGAAGAACGACGCGCTGCATTTCCGTGTCTCCTCGATCTTGACGCCCATCAGGCGACACCCGGTCCCGTGCAGCTGGATCGGGCCCACGACCTCGACCAGGTAGGACGCCATGTTCTCGGCCGTCGGGTTGAACGGCACCGACACGACGCCGTGGGGATCGATCGCGCGCAGCGGATTGAGCCACGGGTCGTCCTCGGCGATCAGCGTGCGGTGGTCCCATCGCTGCTCCAGCCACTGGCACAGGTGGCTGTTGATCACCGAGAAGTCGAGGACGCGACCGACCGCGTCCAAGGCCTCTGCCGGATGCACGATGAAGTGCACGCGGTAGTTGTGCCCGTGCAGGTGCGCGCACTTGGACTCGTGTCCGTACACCCGGTGGCCGCACGAGAAGTCGTGGTACCGCTCTGCGCTATGCGCCATAGCCTTGCCCCTTGATGACCTCCAAGAACTCCGCGCGTGTGGCGGGGGCCTCGCGGAACAGGCCGCGCATGACGCTGGTCGCCATTTCCGTCTTGTGCTCCCGCACCCCTCGCCACGTCATGCACAAGTGAGTGGCCTTGACCACCACGGCCAAGCCGCGCGGGTCGATCAGCCGCTCGAGTTCGTCCGCCAACTGAACGACCGCCTCCTCCTGTATCTGCGGCCGAGAGAACACCCAATCCGCGACCCGCGTGAACTTCGACAGGCCGATCAGCTCCTTCCCCGGGACCACGCCGACCCACACGCTCCCCAAGATCGGGGCGAAGTGATGCGAGCAGGTGGAGCGGATGGAAATCGGCCCGACCGTGTACACCTGATCGAGCTTCGTCACGTTGGGAAAGTGCGTCGTGTTCGGGGCCTTGTGGTAACGACCCGCGAACACCTCGCGCATGAACATCTTGGCGAGCCGCGCTGCCGTGCCCTTGGTGTTGTGGTCGTTCGTGGTGTCGATCACAAGGGCTTTCAGCAGCGCGTCGCACGCCTTCGCGACGTCCGACTCGATCCACGCCAAGTCGGGTCCGGACACGTGGGCCGATATGTTGTCGTTCGCTTTGAATGAAACGTTCGCGGCACGCAGGCGCGCAGCAACGATCTCGTGCACCGGCATGTCGCAGTTCTTCATGCGGCCTGCTCCGCGTCGAACGGGGTCGACTCCACCACCGCCCCACACTCGTTGTCCTCTGTGACGGTGACGGTCACGGCACACGAGTACCGCCGCGCGAGAGCCTTGGACAGCTTGCGCGCCAGCATTTCGCACGACTGCGGCCCGTAGTTCTGCATGACCTCGTTGCTTCCGAACATCGCGCGCGCCGAGTCGAGGAAGTCGTGGAACTCGATGGCGCGGTCGTCGTGGGTGACGTGAACAGCCGCCTCGACGTGGAACACATGCCGATGCGGGAAGGACAGATAGTTGCGGCCCGGCGGCGCGTCGGGCCAGTGGTGCAGTCCTACTTGGGTGAAGCGAACGAAGATGCGTGCTGCGTTGCTCATGTCTATTCAACTCCCCGTGTCTGAGCTTTTAGCGAGAATTCCATTTCGCGCAAGTGCGCGATCCAGTTGCGCGCGGTGATATCGGCGTCATAGCTGCCAAGGAGTGACGCCTTGTGCATGCCGCCGTTGTCGGCCTCCTCGTGAGCGCGCGTCGCAAGGAAGTCGGGCATTGGGAACTGCGCGTGGCCACACACGCGCTGGCGAAAGGATGGCGCCCACCTCGTGACCCACAGCCACCCGCTGCTGTCCGCGGACGAGGCCGGATATGCGTGCAGGAGTTCGTTGGGCGTCATGCCGAGCAGGTGAATCCACAGGTGCGGATACTTGCGGCGGCGCTCCCACGCGGTGGCGATCAGGCGCTTCCGCGTCTCGCGGTCGGCCTGCACGATGTTGCCGAAGCAGATGCGGTCGTACTGCTGCGCCAGCTCGTCGAAGTAGTCCCACCCGTCGTTCAGCGGGTGATACACCGGGATGGGCGCGAACCCCATCTTCTCGAGCTTGGCGCGCGTGGCGATCTTGTTGTCGCGCCCGCCCTGGTCGATCTCGATGTAGCCCCACGAGTCGTTGCCGTGCTCCCGGACGATCTCGCAGTAGGAGGCGAACAGGTCATCGAAGCCGTCGATCTCGTCCGGCGCGAGTCCAAGGGCGACGTCCATCGATACGTCGTGGGCGCGCGCATGCTCGTTGGTGAGGTTGAACACGCCGGAGTCGATGAACAGCCGCTTGCCTGCAGCCGGCGCGTCGATCAGGAACTGCCGGCCGCGCGCGCTGGTGGCCTCGTTGACCGCGATCAGCACGTTGGGGAATGACTGCGTGGCCCGGCTCAGGCGCTCGTAGTTGGACGCAAGGAAGTACAGCGGAGGATCCGAAGGATTCCACCGCCCTGCCGTGTGTTTGATCTTCTTCTTCACGACACGCGCTCGGCCGCGTCCTGTCCGTACACGTCAACAAAGCGGTCGACGATGTGCCCGGCGATGTAGTTGTCCGGCTGTACAAGAACGAGGTGGCTTTCTCCTGCGCCGGGGGAAAGCAACACGAACACCCCCGGATACGGGCAGAACCTTGAACCCGCGCGCATTGAGGCCGACCACGTCTCGTAGCCGTCGAGAACGCTCCCCACATGCAAAATGTGGGCCAGCCCGTCGCGGGTCAGCCGGAAGCAGTCTCCGTCCTCGCACTTGGTCCGCGGCTCCTCAATGGTGACGTTGACCAAACCCAAGAGGTCGCGCGCTGGGGTGCTGCCATTCGCGCCCGCCGAGCCACCTTCCGCGTGGTGCGGGTCCACCGACAGGTCTCGGAGCTCGTCCGCCGAGAAACCGGTCAGCGTGAGGTCGAAGGACTCCTCGGCCAGAGCGCGCAGCTCGGCGCGCAGCATGTCGTCGTCCCATCCGGCGTTCAGCGCCAGCTTGTTGTCGGCGATCATGTAGGCGCGGCGCTGGGCGTCCGACAGGTGCGCCAGCACGATGCACGGCACGGTCTTGCGCTTCAACATCCGCGCCGCCAGCACGCGGCCGTGCCCGGCGATGATCCCGTCGCTCCCGTCGATCAGCACGGGGTTGGTCCATCCGAACTCCTTGATGCTGCCCGCGATCTCGGCCACCTGCGCGTCCGAGTGCGTGCGCGCATTGCGCGCGGACGGTATCAGATCGGAAACCTTACGTTCTTCAATCGTCAACTTGTTCATTGATCTCTCGTTTGAGGATTTGCTGCACCCGCCGCTCCGATATCGCGTAATCGCGCGCGAGCTGTCGCGTCGTGCGGCCGGCGCGCCACCGCCGGTATATCTGCTCGCTGCGCATGTCGTTGCTCAAAGACTCGGGTGTCGGGATGGCCAGGTAGCCGCCGCCAAGCTCGGCGCAGAGCTTGTGTGCCAACGGCATACCGAGCACGCGCGCCACCGGATGGTTCCCGTCGAGGTTGGCGGCGGTCGGGATGAAGATGCGCGAGGAGGCGTAGACGTGCATGAGAGAGCGGGCCGCGGATTCACCTACCGCCGCGATCACCGCGTCCATCGTCTTCGTGCGCCTCCCGTTGCGCTTCACGCGAACCTTGCGGCCTCCTCGATGTAGGCGTTCAAGACGTGCGGCGGGACTGCGGGCAACAGGTCCGACGTCGCAGCGTCGACGCACCGGCGGTAGAAGTCGTCGAAGTCGTGCTGCTCCATTTCCTCGAACGCGATCGACTTGGGCACGAACACCACTTCCCCGTCGAGCGTGATGTGCTCACGGTAGTGGTGCGCTCGAATCTTCAATTCCAACAGCACGTCATCGACTGTCTTGAACCGCGGATGGTTGTCGGCGATGAAGGTCAACAAGGCGAAGAACTTGCGGTGGTGCTGCGCGTTGCGCGGCTGTCGTATCGACACCGGAAGCAGGGTCCCGCGCGGCAGGCGAGACAGCCTCTCCGCGTCCGGCTCGTTGCACGGCCCGATGCGGCGGCGGTTCCCGATCACAAGATTGAGCTTCATGCCACCGCCTTCACAACCGGCATCGCCATGATGTCGGACACTACGGTCTCTTGTGACGCCGTGTGGTCGTACACGCCGACAAGGTTGTGTGGATACCGCTTCATCGCGCGCTCGTACATGTCGCCGCGCGCGCGCACGATCTCGAACCCGTCTGCGCTGACGAACACGGCGAACGGGCGGCGCTTCCACCGTGCGCGGTTGATGACGCGCGACGCGACGGCGCATGCGTCTTGGGCGTTCACGCGCGCACCCACACGGACACGGGCGCACTGTGGGCCTTCGGGTTGGCGCAGGACTCGAACCGGACGCGCCGGATCTGGCCGCGCCTCGCCGCGCGCTGCACGACGCAACCCCACGCCCGATTGGAAGGCGGCTTGGCGAAACCGCGATCCTCCGCGAACGTCCGCACATGCTCGCCACGGAACTCGCCTTGGTGGCGCGCAAGGAACTCGAGCAGGTAGCCGTGGGCGCGGTCCGTCCAGTTGGCCTCGCGCATGTCGGCGTGGTCGGCGGCTCGCTGCGCACCTTCGCGCGCAAGGCGGTCGCCAAGGGTGCACAGGGTCAGGCGTCCTTGGGTCACGAGCGTGCTCCTTTGATGGCGTTGCGCACGAACGCGGGCATCGGCGCGCGCGCGGGGGCGGTCAGGTCGGCGAGCTGTTTCGCGTCCACTGGCGCGGAAGGGAGAAGCCGCGCCGCGTGGTGCGGGAGCAGGCGGTGCTTGCGGACTGCCTCGTGCACCGCGGCCTCGCGCATGGCTGCGTTCTGGCCCAACGACGGCGTCCACTTCGCTGGGCGGCGCTCGTCTCGCGCCTTGGCGACCAGCGCGTTGTACGTCTCGATGAACGCCACGCGCGCTGCGACGTTCCCGCGCTCGTCGATTAGCGGCGCGGCGACCCCGTACGCCTCCGCCATTTCCTGCGTCCACACGACCGACCCGTCCTCGGTCTTTGGGATCATGGCCCACGCCTCGTTGGGGCCGGGCCTGCCGTCGTCCAGGCGCTCGATGATCGAGGCGACTGTGAGGCGGCCGCGGAGTTCGCGACGGCATCGCGCCAGCGCCCCCACGATCTCAGCCGGGTTGAACGTGGACAGGTCGGCCA